CCAATTTGGAAAGTCCAAAAAGCCCAAGTCTTCCTTGTCAACCCCCTTGTGTGCATCCCCAAGTCCATCCCCTTGCCCCTTGTGTGCATCCCCAAGTCCATCCCCTTGCCCCTTGTGTGCATCCCCTTGCTCCTTGTGTGCATCCCCAAGTCCATCCCCTTGCCCCTTGTCCTTTGTCCTTTTGTCCGATGTGTGCTTGTTCATGTTCTTTTGTCCGATGTGTGCTTGTTCATGTTCTTTTGTCCGATTGTGTCCTTTTGGAATTACATCTACAAAAGACCGATTTTTGGCATAAATGCAAACAGGACAAGGTATTGCTACCTTGTCCTGTTGCAACAAAGCCCCTCGACCGATGTTACTCGGTCAACTCAAAGGCTTTGATTTTTCCCTGCTTCAACATCCGATCCAGTACCCGCTTGGCGGAGTCATCCTTCGTTGGAAATTCAAACTTGTCACAAGCTTCTTGACAAGACTGATACTCGACGCCGTCGACGGTGCAGGGCTTTGAACGCCCACCATTGCTATTATCATTGCTGGTGGCGGACTTGGCTTTGCTCGGGTACGTGACACGTGTTGTCGGGTTCTGAAGTTTTCCCTCGGTGTTCTTGGTAACTTCCACAACTATCCGAACAGCATGCCCGAAGCCCTTTACCGTAGCCTTGAGAGCCTTGAGTTCATCGGAGTTTTCCAATCCACTCTTGGCCCCCTCGAAAGCCTTTGCTTCGCGCTTCTCCTCGATCAGATCTATCTCTTCGATCGAGAAACCCAAAGCAGCAGCCTTTTTCCTGTCGATGCTTTCCATTGTGTTGTCACCTCCCCTCTGTGTGGGATGTTTGGCAGTCGGACATAAGCCCGAAAGCCTTGTATTTGCTTTTGTGTTACACCTCACACATAAGCAAATGGCGTGCCAAGTCCTGGGACTGCTGCCCTAAGCCCTTGCGGGCGGTGAAGATAAAAGTTTATGTATGCCAAAGCTCCCTCGACCGATGCTTGCTGATTAGGCTCAAATGAACCAAAGCGGCGGCTGCTTTGCACCACTTGGCTGTAATGCACCGGGCAATATGCAAGGGGATGGATGCAAGGGGATGGATGCAAGGGGATGGATGCAAGGGGATGGATGCAAGGGGATGGATGCAAGGGGATGGATGCAAGGGGATGGATGCAAGGCAGGAAAGCAAAGGACACTTGAAGCTTGAAGCTTGAAGCTTTATGCCTATACTTGTAACTTGTAACTTGTAACTTGTAACTTGTAACTTGTAACTTATGCTTTGCACCTTGACAAGACACACTTGGCCTATGCCGTTGTGTGTGATGGACTTAGAGCAGGATTGTCTGACAAGTGGAAAGGGGAAGATACAGAAGGAATGGCGTAACCGGATGGCAGACAGGCGTTTGTGAAAATGTAAAACAATTTGAGATGGAGATGGCATTAGAGAAAAAAATCCTATGTCCGGCAAAAAACTTTCATTGAAAAATATACAGAGATAATAGGTTATGATTCATCGGCTTACGGATAGCGTTCGTCGTATATTTTGGGGCAGAAATAATTTTTTGGAAAAAAAGTACTTGACAGGGGGGTGATGTGCGCATATTTTAGGGGCTGTGGTCACGGGTTGGGGGGGGGGCGAGATACTGTTTCTGTCATTCACACCGCTTCGACACGTTTCACTCGTAGTACCTGGGCGGGTTTCGATTTCGCCCTGTCATTCACACCGCTTCGAATACGTTTCATTTCCGGTTGGGGTCGTTGTGAGGCCAAAAGGCGTAGCTTGCGATGAAACCGCTGGAAAGCTTACGCTCCCCCGACCCTGACTGCATTGGGACACTGTTTCTGTATTTGGATAATTGCGGGAGGTACTATGTGGGTGATTGCGGCAAAGAATTGTTATTGTCATACTTGCGGAAGGGAATTTCATCACATGGGAATTGCGTGTCACCGAGCAATGCACAGAGATCGAAAAGAGGATTGTCGGATAACGTACACTCGTAGCGATACTTATATTCATACATTTTCGACCAGAATTTAGACGGCATCGAGTTTCGATCTTGGGTCAAGAGGGCGGTCGGGGGCGTCTCGGTAATATATGGCATCAAATACCGTTAGGTTTCATTTTCATCGAAGACAGTGAGTGCGACCGGCCTGTGACGAGACTGCCGGATGGCGATCGTGGTTAAGGCTACAATCGAAGTGGGGTTTCAATCCTCTGATCGTCTTCTTGACCTGGGTAATTGGGAGGAGTGGTAAGGAATTGGCGACGGACACCGAGGAATTGATCGAGGTTACTGTGGAGACGGATCGGGAAGTATTGATCGGGGTGGCGGTGGAGACGGATCGGGAAGTATTGATCGGGGTAGAGGTATAGCGCTATGATCCCCGCCCGGCGCTATACCTCTACGGAGGGACTGATGGCGACGATATACTTGATACAGGGTGAGCAGAAAGTTTTGAGATTTGAGGTAACGGACGGTGCAGGGCAGGAGGTGGACTTGACGGGAGTGGGATTGGCGTTAAAGATTGTTCAGGCGGAGGATTTGACAACGGTGATGTGTGAGAAGGTGACGGGGGATTTCGACGTAACGCAGAAGGCTCGGGGGATAGTGAAGTGCACGTTGACATCGGCGGATTTGGCGACGGCGGGGAATTGGTTGGGGCAACTGAAGATGACGTTTGTGGATGCGACGATTGACAAGAGTGTGCGATTTGATTTAGTGGTAGAGACGGCGATAGCTTGAGAGGGCTATCGTTTTTTTATTTAGGGTGATCGAAGATGCTGACAATTAAATTGAGAAAGCGGTCGAGGGGGAGAGAATTCTGAGGGCTCCCGGCATTTTTGGCGACAATTTAATATCGGGAAGGGCCGGGTAACTCTTCGCAATCGCGTCTGGTCGGCTGTGTTGTTGACGTGGCTTTTGGTTCGGAGGATTTGATGTGGACAGCTATCGGCGAGGGATATAATCCGCCACCTGTGGCGAGGGTAAAGAAGCCGCGGCCGACGCCGGCGTCTCCGCCTAAGAGCGGGCAACCGGCAGATCCGGGGAGGTGTGAAAAGTGTGGAAACTCGCTGAGTATCCCGCGTCATTGTGATCTATGTGGATATGAAGGAATGGGTGTATTATTGGGTGGGAGTCTTCCTTCTTACAATATGCTCTGCTTGAAAGAGGATGGTAGCCATCCTCCTTTTCCATTTGAACTCTGGGGTTTTATCGCGTTTATAGTAAGAAGTGAAACTGATTTAGAGCAAGCTATAATTGAGAATAACGCTGAGGAAGAACGAAGACGAATTGCGAGAATTTAGGGATGAGGGAATGGGGTGGACTTGAAACGGTTACAGACATCGGATATAGCGGACGTGGTGGAGGATTTGGGGACGGTACTCGAGGTGCGGGATGCGGTGGATCGCGGGGACTGGGAATTTTTGTATCGGGTGATCTTCGGATACCAGGTAGAGGCTTTTCATCGGAAGTGGGTAAACTTTCAGAATCGGAATCGGTTTACGGTGATAGCTGGACCTCGAGGTTTTGGGAAGACGATCACTTGTACGAAGGGGTTTGTATTGACGAAGAGCGTAGAGAGTCGGGAGCGGCGGGTATTGTTGGTGGGAAAGACGTTGCCCCAGTCGCGGAAGGTACAGCGGGAGATTCGTTTACAGTTACAGCGCAACGAGACGATGAAAGTTTTCGGACCGTTTTTCGATGAGGGCAGCACGGATACGGGAACGGAATTGATCTTTGCGGGTCGGCGGAGTTTGGATTCCGAGCCGAACGTCTCTTGTATCGGGATCGGTTCATCGAAGATTGGCGGTCATTACGATACGATTTTGTGTGAGGATTTGGTGGATGCTTCGAACTGCAGTGGGCGGAACGCGGAGCTACTGAGGGGTTGGGTATTGGAGGAACTGATGGGGATGTTGTTACCGGACGGGGAGATGCACTTCGTTCAATCGCGGTATGGGCCGGCGGACTTATGGGTAGATTTACGGCGCACGGGGATCTTTGAGATGTTACAGACTGCGGCGCTGGTGGACGATCGAGGGGAGCCGAGCTTAAATGGTCAGTCTATTTGGGAAGCGATGATTTCGACGGAGGAGTTGAGACGACGGCTCAAGGTGATGGGCACACCATTTTTTCTGGCACAGTATCAGCAGGACCCGTCGGCGTTGGGACGGATGGGACAGATACGATTTCGGGAGAGTGCGGTAGCGAAGAAGCGGTTGGGAGAGTTGGAAGTCCCTCCGATGGAGAAGATATGCGGGGTAGATTTGGGGGCATCGTTGGGCAAGGTAGGAGCGCGCACGGTATTCACGGTAGCGGGGAAACTGGAATCCGAGGGGACTGAGGCGCATCGATCTTGGTTACTGGACATCCGGGCGGGGGAATGGGAGTTGGACGAGATCGGGCAGGTATTCAACGAGATAGATTTGAAGTGGGGACCGGATTTGAAATTCAGGTGTGAGGCGAACGGGGTGCAGCTTCTGATAGCAAATGCACAGGGGGTGACGCACGAAGTAGAGCCGGTGCACGTTTTTGAATCTCGACCGAAGAGGAGACAGCGCCTGGCGATGAAATTCAATTCCGGTGCGGTGGGATACGTGGAGGGCTTAGAGGATGAGATGGAGGAATTTTGGGAGTGGCCGGATTGGTATCGGGAGGACGTTTTGGATTCGGCTGACTTGGCGCTCGGAGGATTGGATGAGCCTACCGGGGGCGACTTCGATTCGATGACTGCGGAAGGAGAATTCAGAGGCACAGAGCCGAGAGCGCGGGAGGTGCTGCTTGAGCTATTACGGGAGCGGAATACAACGGTTGGCAAGGGTCCAAGGAGGGCTCGACTGCAGCTTGCGTAAATGATTTGAAGGGGATTGAGGTTGTGGAAACGCTCGTGGGATCGAACGCCTGGCAGTGGATGCAACTTGGGTCTGCGGTGAGGTGAGATCCATTTCCATATTTCAATCCCCTTCGACGGGACAGGTTCAGATATGAAGAAAACAGTTCGGGTTACTCAGATCATTGAAGTTGAAATAGACGAAACGAAATTCGATGATGAGTTCCTGGAGGAATTCCGTAAATCTTTTTATCCATTCCATACGATTGAAGGGCACATAGGGCACTTAGCTCAGATGTATGCGCGCGGTCTGATCGCTGATGGAAACTTCATCGAGGGTTATGGGAAGCCGGAAGAGACGGGCATCAAATTCAAACTTGCTGATTTCGAAGTGGAGATCGTCGAATAAGTGTGACGAGAGGAGCACGGCGAATGCCCTTTAGAGTAAATCCTGCTATGGAAACTTCTCAAGCTTTGACGGTTAAAGCGCAGGATATCCGGAGCGAGATGATGGATCGGAAGGAGCGGGAGGGGGAGGATTACAGTTCCGGTATGGATATGATCGCGCCCGGGCGGCGAGATTCCAGATACGTGAAGGGGCGTGATACCACCTACGATGACTACGCCTTCCCGGAGTGGCAGCCGAGAACGGGCCGGCTGTCTTATGCGATGCTTCGGAAGATTTACGAGAGATCTTCTTACGTTCGGCCGTGTGTGGATGCACTGGTTCGATCGGTCTCATCGTTGCCATGGGTCGTCCGTCCATTCAGGGGTGGTGACGAGAAGAATGCGAGCGCGGTGAGGGAGTTTCTGCGGGACCCGAACTCGAACGAGGAGAGTCTACGTAAAATCTTTGGACAAGTTTTGACCGACGTGATGGTGATTGACGAAGGGATCATCGAAAAAATCAAATCGTTGGACGGCACGCTTTTGGAGATAATGGCTCGGGATGGCGCGACTTTTATTCCGATCAAGGATGTGCACGGTATTCTCTATGGGTACGTTCAGAAGATGGAGCCGTATGACCTCGTAAAGTTTACTAAAGATGAAGTGATGTACTTCGAGCTTTATCCGACTACGTGGACGGCTTATGGACTTCCGATCATTGAGACCATCGTCAATGAGATCGCATCGCTGATGTTCTCCGTGCAATGGATCGCCGACTCGTTCACAGAGGATAAGATCCCACCGGGAATTTTGGTATTGGATCACATTGCGAAGGACGCTTACGAGCGAGCCAAAGCCGAATTTCAGAGCGGAGAGGATAGTCAGTTTACTGTCAAGCTATTTCGGAACGTCGGTAAGGCGGAGTGGATTGAACTCAAGCGTGCCAATGCAGATATGCAATTGGCCGAGTTGAATATACAAGTCGAGCGCATCGTCTACCGAAATTTTGGATTGCAGCCGTTTGAGATGGGGGTCACGACCGAGATCAACCGGGCGACCGCAGAGATGGCGCTGAAAGTCTCGCAATCGCGGGTCTTCAAGCCATTGATTCAGATGGTAAACTATGCGATGAACCTGAGTCTCGTTCACCCGGTCTTTTCGGACGTATACTTCAAGCTGATTCCGATGGACTTGGGGGATCCATTGTCGCGGGCCCAGACGATTTCGAGCTACGTGAAGCAGGAAATCATAACGAAAGAGGAAGCGCGTTGGTTGATCGAGGACGAATTTTTTGTCGAGGGGGGCTTGAGTGGAACGGAGAGCGACTTCAAATCTGCGAAGGGGGAACTGAGTGATGAACGAGACCGACATGGAGAGGAGCGAGACGAAAGTCGAGAAGACGGGGACTGAGAGATTGACTTGCGTGGTTTACGATGTCGAGATCGCAAAGGAAGTTCGTACCGTTGAACGAGGATGGGATGACCCGGGAGGGATGGGTTTTGCTTCGGCGGTCGCCTACGACTTCAAGACCGATCGGTATCATTTTTTCCTGCACGAAGCGGGAAAGGCCGGTCTGCTGAATCTTCTGCGAGACCGCGTGGTGGTGACGTTCAACGGTGTCAAGTTCGACAGCAGAGTCGTCCTGGGGAATCACCGCGTCGCTGATTTTGTGTCCGATGGAATGGTTTTGATCTCTGGGACTCGGGTCTTCTGCGAGCCGTCGCTCAAAGGAGGCGAAGTCTTGAATACGATGCGGACGGCCGAGTGGATTGAGTTGGATCTTCTGCTGAGGTACGTCCAATCGCGGTTCGGTTGTGCTTCGGTTATGGAAGCGGAAGAGTTACTGGGAGATAAGACGATCTACGATGGAACATTCGGCCTGGACGGATTGGCCGAAGGGACTCTGGGTCTGAAGAAGATCGGATACGGATCGAAAGCCCCGCTGTTGTATCAGCAGGAAAGATATGATGAGCTTTTGAGCTATAATCTGCACGATGTCAGATTGACCCGGAAGCTGCTGGAACAAGCCCGAAATTCGGGCGGTATTTTGACCGATAGCGCGAGGCGAAGCGTTCGAATTGATTTAGGGAGGTTCTGGACATGGGAGAGAAACGGCTGAAGGTGTTCTTTGATTCTGAGTTTACCGGGTTGCATCAGCAGACAACCCTGGTGAGTATCGGCCTGATCGCGGAGACCGATGAGACGTTCTACGCCGAGTTTATCGGTTGGGATCAGAGGGCTCTGAAAAATAAGTGGTTCAAGAAGAACGTCTTTGAGCATTTGCTCTACGATCACACATTTACAGTGCGCGGCTTTCCCGATGAGGTGCGGACCAGGAACAATCCGCAGCACATTAAAGCCAACTTGGGCCAATGGTTCAAGGTTCTCCTCGATCGGCATAGTGCAGTAAAGATCGAACTCTGGTCGGACTGTCTGGCATACGATTGGGTCCTTTTTTGCGAGCTTTGGGGCGGTGCGCTGAAGGTTCCTGATGAGATTTACTACATCCCCTTCGATCTGTGTACGCTCCTCTGGATAGTTGGAGAAGATACGGACGTGAATCGGGAAGCGTTCGCCGGACTTTTCTCTTCCAAAGCGGACAAGCACAATGCGCTCTGGGATGCGCGGGTGATCCGGAAGTGTTATAGAAATTGCACTTTGAAAGCCCCCGATTTCAATCGTGGGGATGAAGAAGTGCTGGCCGAAGGCCATTCTCACAGATCAACTCAAGTATAAGTGAGAGCTTGAGGGCATACAGGCAGTTTAGGTCTGTGAAAGGAATATGCACAAAGTACCTCCCGGAGGTAGGTGTCTCTTGGAGTAGTGGCTGTTTGGCACAGCCCTCGGTAGTTGCATGGAACTAGGTTCTTTGCGATGACCGCCCGATAATCCCCCCGGCTTCAGTCGTGGGGGAGTGTCAAGCCCGTTCCTTTCCCGATAAGGACATAGGCAGATGCATGAATCTTGTCTTGCATTCGGAATGAGGTGTTTGGGTCGAGAAGAGATTGAGGGGAAAAGTGTCCTCGAGGTCGGCTCTTACGACATAAACGGCAGCTTCCGTCCTCGAATTAAATCTTTTGGCCCGAGCGAATACATCGGAATAGATTTGATGAGTGGGCCGAGGGTCGATCTGGTTCTTTCGGCGGAGAGGGTCATAGAGCATTTCGGAGAGAATCGATTTGATGTCGTGCTCTCTACCGAAGTTCTTGAGCACGTAAGGGACTGGAAGAAGGTTATTTCGAACATTAAACGGGTTTGTAAACCGCGAGGGATGATTCTAATTACAACGCGATCTCTTGGTTTTCCCCACCATACTGCTCCTTTCGATTTCTGGCGATACGAACTATCCGATATGGAGCATATTTTCTCCGATTGCGAGATACAGCTATTACGAAAAGATCCTCAGGTCCCGGGGGTTTTTCTCAAGGCGTGGAAGCCCGATCCGTTCTCCGAAGTTGATTTATCCGACTATGAAGTGTTCGGTCCGATAGATCCGCTGAACGGGGAGTGAGTAAGGCGCGTAATAAATTAGAAAGTGAGGTACTGAATGGGCGATGAACCGATTTTTGGGCTGATGATGATCGCTTCGACCGATGAGACGTACATCGAGCAGAGTCTGACGCCGTTCTTGGAATCGGAGCGTATTGTTGAGATCAACGTGCTGCTTTCTCAGGGGCATTACTTCTGCGGCAGAGAGATCACGCCTGACAGAACCGAGGAGATCTTAGAAGGCCTGAAGTGTCCGAAGTTGAAGATCACGAAGGAAGAGTACCCGAGTGAGGCGTTCGTGAGAAATCTGGGGATGAGTCTGTTCCAGGAGAGCGACATGATCTTGGTTTTCGACCCGGATGAGATCATCTTGCCGCCAATGCTGGACAAAGCTATGGATTGGATCGAAGTACATCCCTACCAGCTTTATTCGATGACATTTACCGGGTACTGGAAAGACGTGAACCATCAGCTTGTGATCAAGCATCCGACGGGCGTGGTCGCTGTGAGTCGGGATGTCCATTTCGACGAGGGGCGAATTGCCCGGGGCTGGAGAGAGATAAACATTCCTGCGCATGAAGTCCATTTCCATCATTTCGGATTGGCGCTTCCGCCAGAAGCGCAACTTGAAAAATGCCGACGAGTACCCCTTCATCCACTCTGGTACGAGCGAATTTGGAAGGGTTGGATCCCGGGAATGGAGAACCTTCACCCAATAGTCCCGGACGCTTGGCCAGGAGTCGCTGAAGTTGAGCCGGATCCGGCTTTGATTAAGTACCTGGCACAGTTCGAGGCTAAGAAAAAAAAAGTCGTCGAGGTTGAGATAGAGGAGAAGGTAACAACAGATGAAGGAACTGAGCCCAAGCGCAGCAGTAAATCTGGGAGGGCTACTGGTCGGGGACACGCTCAGAGTGGCTAAGTTTTTGAAGACCGCACGGCAATTTCTTGCGCCGAATGAGGGGATGGTAGCATTTTGCGACGACTGGAATGCAGGAGTCGTGGATCTCTTTATACGATCTTCGGATATCCCGATCTCAGAATCGGCGGTTTTTCCTTTTGCGGAGATCCTGAATCGTGCGGGAAGAAAACAGAGATCGCGTGATTGGGACGGTGACGTTGAGCTTTTCCGGGTCGACCCAGAAGTGGAAAAGGCCGGATATCCTTTCGACAGAGTTTTTTACCCGATCTTGCCGGATCTCCACGACGATCTGACAGAATTTGAAATTGCCTTCGCGCATACACCGGAAGTCGATCTCCCCGAAAAATTCATCGCGGTTCATCCGTCTTCGGTCTCGAAACGAAAGGAAATTCCGGCTTTGTTTGCGGCGGAGTTTCCGTTTCCAGTTGTGAACGTTGGGGGAAAAGACGAAAGAACAGTTCGGGATGCTCAGGTTGAGAATGGCCGGCCTCTGTGGGAGACCGCTTGGATCTTGAAGCAGGCGGTGGCGACGGTCGGGATTTGTTCATCGATCACGCAGTTGGCGGCTCAGATCGGGTGTCGAACGGTGATGTGTCATTACGAAGAATGGTGTTTCAAGTTTCTCGGTGTCCGAGATCTCGGTGGCAGAGATCTCTTGAATCCAGGCAGAATTCAAATTGAGCAAATGGTTGAAGTCGCAGTTGGATAAAGGAAATCGATGCTATTAGCTCTTCAGATCGTAGCGGGTGCCGTTCTCACACTGTTACTCGTTCTGCTTGGATTTCTGTCGAGGAGAATTTCGCAGAATGAAAAGCGGATTCATGAGATCGAAAAGGTTATCGCAAAACTTTCAAATGATGTTCAGCATCGGCTGACTGGAGTTGAGACCGATCTGAAATGGATCAAGAAGGAGCAGGAAACTCAGAGTAAGACACTGCAAAGGATTGAAGATTTTGTCAGAAAGGAAGGAGACTGATGATTGCGAAAGAGATCAGGACGACAATCTTGGGTTTGATGGGTGAGGTATTGGATCTCCTGCGAATTAGTCCGCTGGACGATCGGCAGGTGGACCAGATCAAGACTACGCTCAAGAACACCGTAAATCGAGAGCTGGTTCGGCTTCTGGAGAACCTCGAAGCGCAGAAGGTGATCAAAAAGTGTGAATGTCTGGAGAAGCTGTTGGCCGAAAGGGATCCGAAAGAGCGACGTAGGCTTTTCGGAGTCCGGGATGCCTGCGAAAAATGTGAGGGATCGGGCTACATCGATATAAAGAAGCCGGTCCCGAAGAGGAAGAGTGCGGAACATGCAGAATCTAAATCTTGAAATCGAGAAGATCAAGGACATTTCGGACTACGATCCAGATGGAACAAAAGACTGGGCGGCATTGAAGCCAGACGGAACAAAAGACTGGGCGGCATTGAAGGATGATGCCCGGATTTGTGCGGGATGGTACGCCACATTCTTGGACCCGGACAAAGAGATCAAGTTCAGTGAGGTGGAGATTGTCGCTGTCGCCGTCAAGGTTTACAAGGAGATTGCGCGGTGTAAGAAGCTCGATCCAGAAGAATATAAGTATACCGTGAATCCCGATGAGATGAAATCGGCGGCGAAGAAGCTCTGGGAGAGGGTAGCGAAGGAACTGAGTAAGACTGAGATCGAGATTCTACTCAAGGAGGCCGAAGAGAATGCCAAAGTCGATAAGGAACAAGGAAAAGGTCAGAAAGAGACAACGGAAGAAGAAGAGAAGGACGATGAGTACGCTGAAGTGAAGCCATCGGGCGATAAGAAGGGACGAGAGGTCACCGTTGAGGAAGTCCTGGAAAAGTTCGAATCGTTCCTATTGAGGAAGCCGTTTCTCTATTTGGTCGGTGGTCTGGCTAACAATGGCAAAACAACCGGAGACATCGATATTTTGGTCAAAGCGGAAGAGGATTTACCGGACTCGTTCAGGATCCCATTGGAGTTTAGAATCTATCGGATGTTTGCACCGGAGGATCGACCTCGCGTCCATATTTTATATGATCTCTATCAGGGTCCGTTCACTACGCACTACGAGTTAGCGGATTTGAAAGTCGATAATCACGAGGAATTTGTTCGGGTCGAAATGAGTAGAGATTTGGAAGAGGAGAAGGAGGACAAAGACGGAGTTCTCTCGGAGATTGAGAAGAGTCTGGGCGAAGAAGGGTTTCCAGAAGAGTTTGTGGAGAAGGCGCGATTTCATTTGGAAATTCAAAAAGCCGAGTTTGGATTGGCCGGGAAAGAGGGCGTGGCCGCGAATCGTGAAGCGAAACAATCGATGCGTCAAGACCGGGTTGTGATGAATAGAAGATTCTATCCGCAGAAGACCTCAGTTTCGGCGATGATGGCATATCGAGTCCAGGAGACGTATTCGGTTTCACAGACGTTGGATTACTTGCAGAAATTATATGAACGAGGAATTCGATGAATTTTGAAAAGGACGAAGATTTTGTGCTCAAGTCCGGAGCGATCCCGCAAGTAGCGATCGAGAAGAAGTACGATGGGATCGTCCTGGTGACTTTTTGTTCTGGGGACAAAGTTAAGATCTTTACGGACAGCGGCAAGTGGGTTGAGAGCAGTCTTCCGGATCTTGTCGACGAGGTTCCAAAAATAAGGGACCGCGTTAAGAATTTCTGTTTGATTGGAGAAATGGAATACTGGGTTGGTGGAAAGCATCGTCCCAGAGAAGAGATGGCGGCGCTCCTGCATAAAAAGGAAGTCATCACCAGGAAGACGATTACCTATAATGTCTTTGACTGTCTATATTACGACCGGGACATCCATAAGCTCACGAAGAGAGAGCGCCGGGAATTCTTGGAGAAATTCGCGTTTCCGCAATCGACGATGGGCGTACCAAGTGAAAGTTTGATTCTCAATCTGACGCCTTCGCTGTATTGTGAGACGCTGAAAGAAGCCGAGTCTGCCCTCCAGAAGTGTCTGAAGGCCCCTGGTTCAGAAGGCGCGATGATCAAACTTCTCGATACCGCTAGCTCGGGATATAGTATGTCAGGCATGACTTCTGGGGTCTTCAAGCAGAAAAAGTTCGCCGAAGTTCACTGTCTTGTCGGTCAGGTAAATTCGACGAAGGTTGGGCCGGACACTTTCAATTACGAATTGTATTTGCGATTCCGGCCGTCGGATAAGGTTGATCCGAAACGGGTGAAGGAAATCAAAGGCAAGGAATACGTCTACGTCGGACGTAGTTACAATACCAACATCAAGGCTCAGATCGGAACGGTTTTGACGATGAAGTTTCATACTATGAATTTGTACCACGACGATGAATCAGGTTTCAATCGCCTTCATTTATATGAGCCGATAGTCGTTGAAATTTGGGTTGAAAAAAAGGAGCCGGATTATTTTTCGATTGCAATTAAGATCGGTCAGACTGTCAATTTGTTAATCGAGAAAGCTTTCACGAAGGCGATGGATTTGTTGTGGAGAGTGCCCCCCGAAGAAATGAAAAACTGGGTCCCCGGCTATCGCCGGAGCGCAGAATTCGATAGTGGTGTTCTTAAAATGGAGACTGTGCCGGATGAGCTACGCAAAGGGCGATTTGTCTGGTTTGTCACCGATGAGCCCGAGATAGATGTTGAAAAAATGAATAAGCAACTTAGCATTGAGAAGATGAAGCACCCCTTTCCGAAGCTCACCAACAAAAAGGTCTCCGATCTTGAGGAGGGCGAGGGTACGTATCCGCGAAAAGGTGGAAGATTACGGGGCGTTAGCGTCGGCAGAGATGAGGATGGGTACTACGTTTTCACACATCGGTCGCGATCGAAATCGTATCCTTCTGTGAAAGATATTCCCGATAGGGTGGTTCAGCAGGTCGAATCCACTGGTTAAGGAGAAGAGATGGGGAGAGTCAAATATCGAGCCAAAATTCTGAAAATCGAGGGGGACAATGTTCACTTCTCCATTCCAACTGAAGTTTTCGCACGGACAATTCCCGACTTCGAAGGTTTCGATCTAGCTGACCCCTTAACGCTGAAGGCCGATTTTCTTGACATCGAGAAGATATTCTATTTGGGAAGCAAGGGGAGACTAAAGAATCAATTTGCGAAATTGGTTCCGGAGGATGTCAAAACAATTTTCGATCCAATGTGTGGGACTGCTCTGTTTTTAGCGGAGATGGCGAAGCAAGGAAAGAGGATCATTGCAAACGATTACTCGACGGCGCCTTTTTATACCGCCCGGGCGATGTTTTTGAAAAATAAGCCGAACGAAGAAGAGTTCAAAGCATTTCTTAAATCTGTAAATGAAGTCGAGGGGTACTATTTTCAAAATGCAAAAAAACTCTTTCCAATCCTGGCTGGTAGGAAGCATGCTCAGAAGTTTATAGATGGATATATCCTTCGGGCGAGGGAGGCGAAGTTTGGACATTACTATCTTGGAGTGTTGTCTGCCTGCCTCTTGAATTGGTTTGGGTCGTTTGGCGGACCGTATCGAAAATGGAGTTTTGCAGAATTCAAATCCAAGCTCGGATTTTACGCGAAGCAACTACGTTCTTTCGAAATCGAGGGGACAGTTACCAATTTAGACGCCTTGACGATGGAGATTCCCTCGGTCGATATGATTTACTTCGATCCACCGTACTCGGAAAAACTGTTCAAGTACATCACAAAGTTTGGAAAGTTGAATGCGATTCTACTTCAGAAGGATTGGGATAAGAAAGAAGTTACCCAGGATCAGGTACAGGCGCTTGCTGAAAAGTTGGCCGGGCATTGCAAATATCTCTTTGTTTCGACTAGTCCCGCCTGTCCGATCAAATGGAAAGCGCTTTTTGAAAGAACGAAGCGCCAGGCCAGTCAGAAACGCTTCGCTCTGACTGGTTCCGGAGCAATCGCAGCCAGCTTACCATCAGCACAGCAGAACAAAAGAAGAATGTCGGAGATCCTCTGGGTCTCCGTTCGGAAGTCGGAGGGAGAGGAACAAGAAAAAGCAGAGATTGAAAAAGCGAAAGCCGATCCCTTTAGCGTTTACCCCGACGAGAGCGGGGACTACAGTTATATGATGCACACTCACGCGAGAGGGCGATCGGTCCACGCGGATTTGCGAATTCAAAGCCTGGGAAAGGAGTTCTTGGTCGGATGGACCCTAATGATTCAAAGAGAAGGTGCGATCAAAGAACCGATTCTCTCGATGGGCGATTTGAGAAAGATCAATGCCGATTCTACGAAATACTACAAAATCAATTTGCAGACGGGCGAGTGGGCGGAGAGAGAGAAGAAAAGTACGAAACCAGGAACGACAGTTCGAGTCGAATTGGTTGCGACTCGCAAATCTCCGGAACCGAAAAGTTGGATGACATTTGAAGGTGTCGTTAAACCAGGAGTCCTCGGAGCGACGAAGGAATTTCCCGGGGTATTTGTTATTGTCGATCGGGGGAAGGCGGAGTACCTTTCGCAAAAGCCGTGGCTCCACGAATATTTTTTTGATGGGAAGGTTCTTAAGAAGGGACGATTCTTTTTCCGTCAGCTTCGAGCCTGGAAGACGAAAAAATCTGATGATGAGCCCGATCAACAGGAGATTCTCGGCAGCGAAGTGTTGTGGAATCACATAGCGGATCTGAACAGCCGGGCTTTTGCAGTTTTGAAGGGTGAGGGAATGACCGATGAGGAGATCCGGCAATGGATCGAACCGCAATTGATTGAGGTCATGAAAGAAATGGGTCTGCCCGCGGAATCGGAAGTTTCAGTCGATGATCCGATGAATAGGGGACTGAAAGAAGAAGATATTCTGAAAGCTTTCGTCATTCCGCCCGGCAAGGAAGAAGGTCTGGGTCCAGAGCTCGGGTGGCTTTGTATCAATCCCGACGATCAGATTCCTTACGTCCTTTCGAACCGAGCCATCGAGCAGGGTTTCCTTCCACCGCCGACCATTAGTGCGCTTCCGAAGCATTGGAGAAAACACGTTAAGACGGAAGAAGAGTATTGGACGGTGAAGGATAAGCCGAAGGCATTCGAAATGCGAAAGGTTTTGGTCAAAAGATGGAAAGAGGAAGGGATCCTGAGTAAAGCTCAGAAGGGGGACCGGGATCCTTTTGGGAAATCTGTCGAGAAGGAAGCGCCGGTCGAGGTTCTCTGGGTCGGGTCGAGAAGAGACGAATGGGAAGCAATCGAGAAAGCTCGTCATCGCCATGACACGTGTATGGAATGCTCTCATAAGCCGGTACTCGAGATTATCTGGGCAAATGGTCACGGGCACGCTTGGTTCTGCTGGCCTTGCTTTGTGAAGTGGCTTGGGAAGGAGACCAATCCGTGGTCCGGAAAAGGCGATGACGTTGATTATGTGAAGCTCGTCAAAGACGGCGAGGCAGCGAAAAAATTTGCCGACAATCGGAATCCGAACATTAAAGAGCAACTGGCGGAGTATTTTGCGAGTGAAGAGATCAAAGGTGCTGCTAAAGAGTTTGAAGTTTTTCTTGAACGACTTAAATCCGAGAAGGATTCCAAACCCGAGTCTGTCGGAGTTTCGAAAGCTGCCGTGACCGAATTTCGATTCACGTATCAGTTTTGGAAGGGTCCGAAGGTTGTCCGGGAGGGTCCGACACGTGAAAGATTCTTGCTCTGGATCAAAACCGGAGAAAAGTACTTGATTTTTAAGCTGAATGATAATATATTAGAGGCTGACGAGACTGGCGGAATGATTCGGGAAGATAATTGGGGCAATGAAGAGTACCGGAAGACTGGCTATGTCAAGCCCGGGACTCCCCTGAATCCGACGACGGATACTCCATCGTTCATTCGACTTTTGGGTTCTGGGAAAGCGATTATGCTGATCGACAAGCCTGAGTTGAAAAAGATTCAGTTTAAGGGCAAGAAACTGAAAGGAGTGTTTCTCTTTAAGCGTGCGGAGGATCATTGGTACGTCGAGAGAACGCCAGCAGAGCCTGGCGGTGAGACTTGAGGAGGTTTTGAGAGTGGACAAGAAGCTGATTCAGAAAAACTTATCGTTTAAGGACCCGATTCAGAAGGACCACTACAAGGAGTACGAAAAAGAAGGAAAGTGGTACGTCGAAGCCCTTGCTTCGACCGATGAAATCGACAGTGAAAACTTTAGGATGACTAAGCCTGCTTTGGAGGACTTGGTTAGGGATGCTCGCGTCTTAACCACTGTTCTCCATAATCATCTGAAAGATGAAGAGATCGGAGCAATCGAGGAGGCAAAGGTCGTCTTGGTTCAAAAAGAACCGGAGATTTGGGGTGCATGGCTTAAAATTCTGATTTCGAAGACTGTTCCTGATATCTGGCAGAAGATCAAAGAGAAGGTTCTGAATAAGCTTTCGATCAAGGGGATAGCTGAGTCGCGCTCGACGCAGGACAAACGCCGAGGGATTATCGAGGAGGCAATTGCTTACGAAGGTGCCGAGGTCTCGATAGTTTCAGTCCCGACGCTGAAGACTGCTGAAATCCTGTCTTACTATGTCGAGAAAATGAAGAGGAACGGAGGAGGACTTCCAATGGAAATCAAGGATCTGGAGAAGATCGGCTTAGGTCCTGCGAAAGAGGCGATCCGGGATCTGCTTGGGCTCACGGCAGAGGATGAGCAATGGGGCAATATCGAGAAGATCATGGATCTGATCGAGGTCGAGGTCAAGAAAGACGAGGGCGGTGGCGAGGAGGAGGTTGAGAACGACCTGAAGAGTCAGATCGGGAAGGTTCTGACTGCCCTGAAGAATCTGCGTGGCCAAGTGGAAGGGGGTACCCAGAAGCTCGTTGACGACGTGATCGCCTTGGTCGAAGCTGTGGAAACAAAATATCCTGCCCCACAGCAGAAGTCGAAAGAGGAAGAGGACGCTGTGAGGATAGCCGCGGAGAAGGCCATAAAGGATGCAAAGGACGCCGCACTTCAGAAGTCCAGGGAGATCGCTGCGGGGATGACAGAAGGCCTGGAGAAGCAAATCGCCGATCTTCCCGAAGCAGATCGTGGCCCTCTCACTGCTGTTCTCAATACGCTGAAGGAGCTTTCAAAAGCGGTTGAGAAGGGAGAGGGAGAGAAGAAGGAGAAGGGGAAAGGGGGGGAGGAGAAGAAAAAGTCCACCGACGAGGTCGTCAATGCCATCGAGGAGACTCTGCAGGAGGTTCAAAAGAGCGTTAAGGACGCCGCCTCCCAGATCGAGAGCGATCGGCTCGTTGAGATGGCCGAGCAGGTGGTCACAATGAAGACGGAAGTGGAAAAACTTTCGCAAGTAATGTCAAAGCTTCCCATTCGAAAGGGTTTGACGAGAGAAGGGGAGCGGCGAGATCAGGAGAAGAAGCCTTTCACCGAGGATAAGGCGTATCAGGACTTGGAGCCTCGGGATAAGCTCGGGTTCCTGTTTGGGAAGTTGGAGGGGAAGTAGCGCGGATATGCGTTTCTCCCCGTCAGTCAGTTATTTTCAGAAGTAACTCACAACAATCGATAGGAGTCTGGTGAGATGGATCAGATCGAGAAAGCGTTGAAGTTAAGCGATGTCGATGTCTTGGTTCCAAAAGAGATCGACAGGGTGATCCAACACCTGGCAACATTCGACAATCCGATTCGCGCGAACATGCCCAGACGGACAGGTTCGGGCAAATCCTGGATTCTCGTGCAGAGGACTCCTGCTACTGACAATAAGATTGCCTTCTACAGCCCCGATACGAAGACATTTACCACCGGCGGAAAGGGCACCTACGCCGATCAGGAATTCACGTATCGGACCATTGGCGTCAACGGTGAGATCATGCGTACCGCAGTTCTCGCCACCAAGGATCAGCTTGATCTGAAGACCGAGGAGATTGAACAGAGGATTCTGGAGTTCAAGAACAAGGAAGAGTGGTGCATGATCTGGGCGAAGCATTTCGCGGCTCCGAACGAGAATTACGAGTACGACGGGATCGACACGTTGATCACCGACGCTCGGACTCTTCGGATAGCGAATACCGCGGTCGGGGCGGCACTCACTCTCGCCAAGATGGATGAGTTCATCGACAAGTGCGCACCGTTTAAGCCGAAGATGCTGATTATGTCGTTGGCTGCTCGGCGTCAGTTGTCGAGCGCACTTCAGCCGCAGCAGATGTTCCTGGACATGATGGACGTGAAGGGCGGATTCCGGGTACCCTCGTACCTCGAAATTCCGATCTTTACCTCTTCGAATGTCCCGGATACGATCGGTCTCAATGCTGATGGGTACGCCGCGCAACGGTTGGTGTCAACCTACGTCTCCGGGACTCAGTTCACCATTGTCGGTGATGTGAGTCTGGACTATAAGGTTGGGGCCACGGTCAACATGGATTGCGGGGCAGACGGCATCATCGCCGCTACCATCTCGGTTGTCTCTTATTCATCGCCGAATACGACGGTGACTATCAGCGCGTCACTCGCAACGACCAATCTGTTGACCACGATCATCACCGGATCTACGACGACTCTCTTCGCGCTTAACTGGGATTTTCTGTGGGTCGGTGAGCGCCAGAAGCTGACGTATGAAGAGATCAAGCTTTCGAGTCAGTACACGAGTTTCGACATCTTCGAGGACGTTACCGTCGTGTTGTCGAATCCTCTGCCTCAAGCCAAGCTGACCGGAGTTAAGATCGGCTAAGCGCAGGTCCTGAATTTTACTGAAGAGACGTTTTGGAAGACGAAACTTCTACGAGTCTCTTCTTTGTGGAGGATTTGAGATGAGAATGTATTCTGAGAAGTTTTCAAAGATCGCCTGGTTTCAGATTTGGACTTACGATGAAGTCGTAACTGTCGAGAAAGGTTATGCCAAGGTTACTCATCCGAATTCGATCATCGCTCTGAAAACGCCTCGGAAGGGGAGTTTCGTGGAAGTGCCGGAAGTACCGGAAGTCCTGCCGGACGCTGAAAACACCGAAGTTGAGACGGCTGAGACCGAGACGATTGAAGTCGAGACGGCTGAGACCGAGACGGCTGAAGTCGAGACGATTGAAGTCGAGACGATTGAAGTCGAGACGGCTGAAGGGGAGACGCCAAGTCCCATGACATTTGAGTTGGATGAGTCGCCCGAAGAGAAAAGTGATGATCAGAGTCAAGCCGAACCTCCGACCGAGGAGACCGCCTTGACCGTAGAGGATGTCGAGGTACTGGTAACGAGGTCGGGACGCCCCGGGCGAAAGAAAAGGAAGAGGTAAGCGGAGGCGGTAATGGCGATTGTATCTCTTGAAGAGGTCATTCAATTCCTAAATATGACAGAGAGCTTCAAATTGACGATGGTTACTGAAGCGATCAATGAACTGATCCCAGATCTTTGCGGAAGAGTTTTCGATTTAGCTACTTACACCGAGAAAATCTTCTTGCGCTTTCCGAATCTCGTTCTACGTCTCAGTAACTATCCGGTTGTTTCCATAACATCTTTGACGAATAAGGCCGGAACTACTGTCACACCACTCGATGAAGATCTTGCGGCGGGACTGGTGATGTTGCAAACGGACTACTGGGATGGTATTAGTTCCGATGCGACTATTCCGACAGATATTTTCGACATAACATATCCTGCGGGGTATACTACTATCCCAAAGATGTTGAAGATCGCTGCCTTTGCCATTATCGAAGATCGGATGGAGATCGGCGATACCAGCATCACGAAACAGAAATTGGACGATCGTTCCTTCGAGCGTAAGCGTGCATTGCCTCCGCTCGCCATAGAGATTTTGGTACGGTACGGCATGGTGATTTGAAATGCTGAAGCCCTTTTTTAAGACAAAGATCACGCTTCTCCATCGCCGCTTCGAAATTTACGACGGCCCAGTCCAAAGCACCCTCCCATTTTCAGCGATACCAGCCGGTTCTTGTCTTGCCTTCACGTTGTCAGAAGCGAAGACCTTGACATTCGATATAACCGGAAAAAAGAATTCGACACCTGTTTCCGAATCGGTTGCCCTCACAGCAGAAGTTGAGAACCGGGGCTTCCAGCTATTCGATACCTTAGATTCGATTGCAGCGACTGGCGATTTGGGTGGAAACGTTAAAGTATATCCTTTGCGGGGAGATGGTTCTCCGGCCACCGGATCCGAAACCGGAGAAGATATTTTGGTGGATAAGTCTGCCGATCCTTATACAATTTCCGTCGAGGTCCCGGGCGAAGCCCGCGCGCTACGTCAACGGTTTAAGTATTTTTTTCCAAATAGGGATGATATTGTAGAGGGACTTGAATTTTTAGATAGTGGAGTGAAATATAAAGTTGAATCGGTTGTTCCGATCAGGGGCTTTCCGAATTTCGTTTCGCATTTGAAAGTGGTGGTCAGCCGGGAACCTTACGAACTCTGAGGTGTGAAATTGAAAATTGATATTTTGGTTCCAACGAGAAATGGTCTGAGCGATTCTGTGCAGATGTTCGATTCTTTACAGAGGACAACCAGCCGGTACCGTTTAACCATAATTGATTCGGAGAGTTCAGACGGAACTCCAGAGTTCTTTGAAAGCCAGAGTATCCGGGTTCTGAGAGTTCGTGACCGAGGTTTCGGGCACGCCATAAACACGGGTCTGGAAATAGTTGAAAGCAATGTTTTTGTTCTTTTGAACAATGATATAGTTCTTACCGAAGGGTGGCTCGAAGGCTTGCTCGATACGAAAGAACGAGCCGGGAAGAGCGTTGGTTTTGTGGGTCCGGTAAGCAATTACGCCAAGAATCATCAGAAGGTCGTGGTACCTGAGAGGGGGGCGCTCGAAGACTTTTCGAGAAAGCACCGGTCGGAACATGCTGGCATGATTACAGAAATCGGAACTCTCGGATTTTTCTGCACCCTGCTTGATTCTGAGATGATCAATGAGGTCGGAGAGCTTGAAGAGTGGGGGCCGGGTGGTTTCGAGGACGATGACTATCAAATTCGGGCGTGGGAAAAAGGCTGGAAAACGTTACTGAACAAAGAGGTCTTCATTTTTCACCGCGGAGGGCAGACCTTTCAGCGGGAATTTGGAGGTCAAGAACGGGTCTTTGATAACCGATTTCGGTACTACGAAAAGCATTACCGGCCGGAGCCGAAGATCGTTGCAATTTACCGGGTGCATAATGACAGAGATAATTTCATTGATTCCTTAGAACAGACTTCGAAGCAAGTTGATGTGATTTACGTTTTCGATGATCGGTCCGACCCTCCGTTACGTGAGATTATTCAACATTTTCCAAAAATCAAGAGGTACTACTACAAGGAGCCGGACCAGGGATTCGATGAATACGCAGATCGGATGGTCCTGTTGGGGTGGTTGGAAGGATGTGGTTGCGATTGGGCATTGGCTTTGGACTCCGACGAGCAGCTTGAAGGATATGTTACCTTTCAAAAGCTCCACGACCTCGTTCGAGTTCCAGATCCCTCAATTCGGCAGATTATTTTTCCTGAGATCACCTTCTGGAATCGTACCCATTATCGGAATGACGGTCTCTGGGCCGATATGACGAGAGGAAAACTTTTCCGTATCGGGCCAGAAATGAGTTTGAGCCGACACGGAAACAGACAGTCCTTGCCAGGGCTACACTGTTCATCGTTCCCCTTGTACCCGGAGGATTGCCGAAGAGGTACTACTCTTCGAGTTTTGCATTACGGATACAATTCGGAAGAACAGCGGGAAAGGAAGTTTGAATTTTACCAGGATGGAGACCAAGAGAAGAATGTCAATTGGATCGGTGCTCCTGACTACTCGCATCTCCGCGATGAGAGTCGGATGCTTCTCGTAAAATATGTACCGGGAGTACACGCCTCTCTGAACATCTTAGCTAGACTGGAGGATTTAGCCGATCTCTCCGAAGTGCTACTCGAATCTTGGGGAGCGTTTCAACAACGATTGATTTATCTCGATCGGGATCCAGAGTTTTTTGTCGAACCCGATCATCGGAGCCCAATTCTTCCCGACATCGATCAACTTAAAAAGCTTTTCCAGGTCGAAGTAATCTTCGGGAAATGCAAAGACTTTTCGGCTAAGCGAAATCTTCTTCTTTCGCAGTCGCAAGAAGATTGGGTTTTTTCTCTCGATACGGATGAACGATTTGAGGGCTGGCCGATCCTTCGAAAGTTGCTCGACTTTCCTACGGATGCCTGGATGTTTTGGGTCCAGAATCTTAGAAAGGACGGGCGGCATACGATTACCGAGCGTGTGCGGCTGTTTCATTTAGATAATCGGGTTCGTTGGTCGGGAGCGATTCATGAGCATATCGAAGTATCGGGAGCGGTCTCAGTTTCGCCCGTGGGAATTGTGCATCTGGGCTTTCTCAAAGAGGAAGAATTTCTTCAAGAAAAACTGCGAGACTACGAGGCAAAGATTCGTTCCGAATTAGAAAAAACTCCGAATGATCCGATCCTGCTTTTTTCATTGGCTCTTCATCTCCGAGAGAAGGGAGAAGACGGAGTAGTCGAGTTGTTGAGAAAAGCAATTCGGCTTGATCCGAAATTTGTTCAGGCAAGAACAGAATTGGGTTTGATTCTTCTTCGAGAGTCCCGGGATCACATTTCTTCAGCGGTGGACATTATGCCGGATTCTTATCCTCTGAAACAAAGCTACCAGACCTTACTTGGGAGCGTCAATGATTTCACTCAGGATTAAAGATCGTGCAACGCCCTATCTGAAGCAAGTTTATGGGCAAGAGATGAACCGAGTCATCAGGAACCTTTCGACAGCCGCTGACTTTATTCTGGAGAAGTTCCAGGATGCCACTTCGCCGAGTCCAAATTATAGTTTAGCCCAGCTTAAAGCGATGGGGTATCCTTACGGAATTTTACCAACAGTAAAACCCCGATCACCGATTCCTCATGCTCCTGAGTGGCTAATCAACCGGCAAACCGGGCAGCTTAACCGAGACTTGGCCGTTTTCCCGATTAACGTAACTGCCGAATCAATTTGGATTCAGATCGGAGTAAAGAGAGGTTCGAAGACCGAAAAATACGGGCCGATGGTCATTCTCGGTACATCAAAAATGGTCGGAAGAAATTTTATGATGGAGTCAGTGATGGGCAATCTTCAGATTATCCGCAAGCTGATGCTCCGAACCAGAATAAGGAAGGGAGCCGCGTGGAAAATAAAGACAGGGGCCCCGTGGCGTGATTAAGATGGAGGTTCTCCCGTGGAAGGGACATGGAAAAAGAATCTCATTCAAATGCTGGTTCAGACAACCTCAATCCGGGATCAAGTCGGATGGAGAGTTTACCCCGCTCGACTCGCGAGCGTTCAGGATCCGAAGTTTCCATGTATTAACTTTGAAACTGAAGGGGGCGCTTTTCCCTATCGAGGTGCTCCGTACTCAACTTTTTCAATTCGCTTTTGGTTTTACACCGAAGAATCAATGGGGGCCGCGCATAAATTATATGCGCTTGGAGATGCAGTCTTGAGAAACTCTATCATCGTTGGCGAGGAAATGTCGGCTGTTTTGGATCCAGCGTCAAGACCAGTTGAAATTTCCGAGTCTGATTTGTTTTGTGAAACAGTCAACTATTTTGGGAGAGCAATTCATGGCTGAAAATGAGTTGAAAGTAGGTACGCTGCCGTGGAAATGTGAGAATTGCAAAGCAAAACTTGGGATGCTTGATGTCGGTCGGAGTGTTCTGACGATCAAAGTCAAAGATGCTTACATCTGGGTCAGGAACGGGGATGTCTCGATGACTTGCCGGAATTGCGGATCCATCAATACGCTGGAGCAAGAGTCAGAACAAAGAGTTTCAGAGGAGTCAAAGGAGGGATAAGAGATGGGTGTCTTTAATATGCCGACCGTCGATGACAAACAGCTATCCTTCGGACCAGGAGTAGTCTCAATGGCTTTGGCTGGTGTAACGCCGACAGGTGACGTGGGTGCTGTTGATGTTGGAATGGTTTTGACTCATTCGGTCGATGCGCTGGATGCTTTGCAGGGATCGCCAAGAAGGATCGTTGCGAGTTTCCGGCAAGCCGAAGGAGTTACGTTCGCTTTCACCGGGCTTCAATGGAATCTCGCCAATATGAAGATGTACGTCGGTGGCGGAGAGTACACTGCAGCAGCATCGGATGAAACCTTTGGCTTCGGCGGTTCGTTGCGCTTTACCGAAGTATCGATGATATTGCGACATCAGATGCCGCCGAATGTCGGAAAAACGGTTGGGGATACCATTGAGATCCGGATCTGGAAAGCACGCTCAATTGGCGATATGCCGATCGCTTTCTCCGAGGATTTACACACTTTCCCAGTCAGTTTCCAGGCGCTTGATGCAGGTTACGAGTGGGGGAACGATACGTGTCCGGCGATAACTGGTGACGAGCGGTACTACCGGATGAATCGAGTTGTTGCACCTACATAAAGCGTGGTAGTCACACAAATAGCAAACGACAGGCAACTCTAAATTTGGTTCAGGTCAGAGAGGCCGGAAAGAACCGAAAGGAGGTCAGCATGTCGGGTCCCACAGTAGTGGCCGACGAGAAAGGTACCGACGAGAAGGACGAAGCTCAAATCTGGGGTGAGATTCCGGAGAAAGTCAAACTCACAACGATCGGTGGAGAAGAGATTGAGGTAGTTTTGAGATTTCCTGCGAAGAAAGAGCTTCAAGTTATCGCCGCGATTCGCAAGGAAACTAAGAAAGCAGGATCGGAAGTTGAGAAGCTGGTGAATGAGGACCTGAACACCGTAGAGATGATCAATTTGGCGTTGGCGTACATCCCGGAGCTATCGATTCAAGTGGCTGCACTCCTGATGGAAAGAGAAAAGACCTGGGTTGAAGAAAACCTGTCTTTCGCTTCTATCGCAAAGGTGGTGAAGCCTTTTTTTATGAGTTGGCTCGGCATCTTAGACCGGAAAACTCTGGAGACATTTCTACAGTTCGGTCTAAGTTAGGGATATCGAAAGTGCTCTGGTATTTTTCTTCGGAATTTGGATGGACGGTTGACGAGACTCTGAAGCGGACAATTGATGAGCTCGAATTGTTGCTCGAAGCAGGACTCGAGGTCGTTCACAGTGAATCTGGACAACAGCCCCGGAAACCGACTTTCCAAGCCTCAGATCCGGGTCAATTAGCAGCATTTGTGAGTCAGGTCGGAATTCAGATTCATCAGGAGGGATGAAATGCCCGATCCGCAGGGTCTCGAAGCGACAGGAATAGCGCTTGGAACGCTTGCTATCACTTTACTGGCCCGAACGAAAGCTTTTCGGGATCAGATGGCTAAAGCGTTAAATGCGCTGAAGAAGTTCAACGCCGAAGCTTCGAAACAGAAAGCGGCTTTCGCTGGAATGGCGAAAGCCGTTAGTGCATCGGTACGAGAGACAACGAGTGCGGTCACTGCCGGAACGAAGCAAACTCAGAGCGCAATGTCTGCGGTTAGCAAGCAGTACAAAACTTCCTCGGATCAGGCGCAAGCTTCTGGCAGGAAGACTCGCACCTCGGTTCAACAAACAGCCAGTACGATGGATAAGGCTGGAAAGCAGATGATATCCCGGGGCAAACAACAACTGGGCGCGATCATCTCATTTCAGGAGGGGGTCGCAAAGTTTATTAAATTGAACGTGAGATGGTTTGTGGTTTGGCGAAGTTTCTGGTTTTTGTGGTCGAAATTGCAAGATGCCTTAGAGAATATCAATGTGCTGATGCATGAAACCTCATTGGCTCTTCGAACTGGTGCGGATGCCTTGAGTAACGAGGTCGAACTGCTGGTTAAACGGAATGCTCTAACCCGGGAAGCGATCCGGTTCACCGCGCAGCATACAAAAAGTCTCCGGGATTATATCAAGTCATTCTACTATCTGACGACCGCCGGCCTAGCTTGGAACGTTGCACAAGAGACGATTGATACCACGATGGAGACTGCCATCGCGCTCGATGAAGATGCCATTCAAACAACTCGAACGCTGACTTCGTTGTATAATGTCTTCGGAAAGACGCTGACCACTGCTCGGACGCCAGTTGCGAAGATGCAGAAGATTTCGGCGATCCTAACCGCCACTTTTAGGCAACAAGACATTGAAATGGCGGATTACAACAAGGCAATGACTTACGTCGGCGCTTTAAGTAAGACTGCCGGAGTTTCGTTAGAGGTTTTAGTTGCTTCGCTTGGAGTCTTAGGAACGCACTTTGTTAAAAGCTCGAAGGGTGGGACTGCTTTAGCTCGTACTTTCGCTCGACTGCTGAGGTATCCGGAGCGCCTTGCAAAAGTCACTGGCTTTGCTTTTGATCCGTCTAGGCCTCTGCAATTTGAACAAGCGGTGAGGTTGATTGGCCAGGAGCTTCGCAAGTCGTCTTCAGATACTGATGAATTTGCGGTCAGTACTCAGAAAGCTGCTGAGATGATTGATCTCTTGGGTTTACGTGGGATTCGAGTGATTACACTGGCTGAGAACTTTGAGAAGCTGGCCGAACAGATTCGGATAAACAGAGAAGCAACTTATGATCTGGTCGAATCGATGGTTGCGCTGGTCGAATCCGACCCCTCCGCACAATTAAAAATACTCGGCAATGCCGTTTCGATGAACATTACAGCGATGGTTCGGGGTGCGATTCAGACCCAAACGTTCTCGGGGCAACTTGCTTCTCTTAACAAGGTTCTTTTAAGAGCCATCGATTTGTCCGAAGATCTCGGTCGTGCGGTGGGAATGCTGCTAGGTTCTATAGAGAAAATTCCCGTGGCGCTGATTGCTTGGCGCCTGTCCTCTGGAAAAGCAATCGCTCCGACATCGGCGCTCGGAAAATGGGTTGATAGGCTTGGATTAAGTTTGCTCTTGGTAGGGAGAGCGTTCACTCGGACTAAGGTAAATCAGAGAGTGATCGGTCTTGGAGCGGCAATGAAAGGCATTGTTGGGAACTTTACAAAGTTTGTCCCGGCGATTGGCCGAGTATTAGGAAGGCTTGGAAAATTCGCGGGTTGGTTCGGAATAGCAATTGGTGCGATGGGTGCTTTCGGTGTGGCCTGGGATGCGATAACTGGAAAATTTACGAAGAAGTCTATGCAGTTTGCTTTCGAAGAGGTAGCGATTCAGAAGGGTTTGCTTTCGAAGATTGCCTCCTTTCTTAGTCTTCGAAATCTTTCCTATCGGATTGCAAATTACAAGTTGATGAAAATGTGGGAGAAGAGAAGGGATGCCTATGCAAAGGAGTTGGATAAGGAAGAATTGACTGAGACCGAGCACGCGCAAAGGATGCAGGAATACATGATCCGTACTTGGTCAATTTGGCTTGGAGTCGAAGAAACGCAACTGAGGAAGAGAATGGGTCTGATTACGGAGGCCGACGAAGAACTGATGGGCGAGCGAGTTCGTATCGAAGGTGAAACTCTACAGGAACTCCGAAAACTACAACAGTCCGGTTTAGAAAATCAGCTTTACGCTTTAGATCAGCGCATCATGGTCATGAAGGCAAAGGAAGCTGATGCCAGTCTGATCGAAACTTATTTTACTACAAAAAGAGAGGCAATCTTTTCAAAGGCTTTGAAGGGACTCAGTGAAAAGTATCGTAAAGCTTGGGATGCAATGCGACAGACTCAGAAAACCTCGTTAGACAGACAGCTTGAGGATTCTCGGGCGGCAGGATCCGAGCTTGAAAAAATATACGCTCTGAATCTGTTAATCCGGGCTCGAATGCAGTACGAAGCAGGAACTGCAGAAGCGGATATAATTTCCGATGCGATGAAAGCGCTGGAAAATGAAACGCTTGAAGGAATGAACGCGATAGAAATGGCTCGGATACAAGCAAGGCACTACGGTTTGGATGACCTGTATGAATTGCTTCAGGAGTCGGCGGACAAAGAAAAATTACTTCAGGTCAATAAAGGGATCGCCCTGCTCCAGATTGAAAAGAAGGCGCTTAAAGAGTTGACAGGTCTTTTGAAGGAGCAGACAAACTTTCGCCACGGGAAATTGATCGCGGGCGGCAAAAAAGACCTGGTAGCCTTGAAACAGAATTACGAAAAACGGAAGACGGCGGCCGCAGAAGAGGTTGCAGAAATTACTGAATCTAGAGAAGCGAGTCAAAGTGCACAGACGGCTGCAACCAAAGCGCATCAAAAGGCATTGACCAAGCTTACCGTACAAAACGAAATTGAACGTTCTGAAATTGAAGCACATTGGGCGAAGAAAAGAGCAGATCTCCGAGCGAAAAATACCGTCGAAAATTACCGTCAGACTGTCACAGCGTGGCAAAACATTGCGAAAAGAATCGGTGACATTCATCGGAAGCATCTGGATAATATCGAAAAACAGCGCGCGGTGAGTACTGAAAAAGAGATTACCGATGCGGACGAAAGGAAAAAAGTTCTTGAGAAGTTAGACGAGGATGAGGTTGTAAGCACGATCTGGCGCGATGTGGCGCTCTATAAGGCAAGGTTTAAGGAAGCTGAGGCCTATTTCAAGTATCTGCTTAGAGTCAAGCAGCACGTAGTCAAGGCACTTACGGAAGATGACCAGGAGATGGCCGATTCGAGCAGTCGTGCCTGGATAAGTATCATGGCTGGTATGACCGGTGCTTCGGAAGATTACTTGAAACGAATTGGAACATTTTCAGACATGGTAAAAAGGATATTCAGTAGGCTCTATCAGGATTTGGAAAATGTGATTTCCTCCTCACTTCAGAAGATGATCGGGTTAGAAGATGAATACAGTCGAGAATCTCTGGAATTGATTGCGGAAAGAAACGAAGAGCGGAAACAGAGACTCAGAGATGATCTTGAAGAGGGAAAAATCAATCGTGAACGATATTACCTCGAACTCGATGAAATGGATCGGAAGTTTACTGAGGAAGTCGAAAATCGGCGCAGGGGCTTCACAAAAAATATGGGTGAACTGTGGAAGAGCCTACAAAGAACTGCGTTGGCGGAATTTTCTAAACTGATAGTTGGAATCATTGCAGAGAGCATGAAGAAACTGGCGGTCGAGAAGGGGATCACTAAAGCGGTAGTTTCTGAACAGACGGCACAAGGAGTCTCTAAGCTCTGGAATTGGTTCACAGGGCTCGGCCCGATTGGAATGGTTATCGGTGCGGGTGTCGTCGCCGGTTTCATTGCAAAAATGACCGGGTTGGTTAAGTTTGCTAAAGGTGGGGTTGTCAAAAAGCGAACCGCTGCTCTCATTGGTGAGGAAGGCCCGGAAGCCGTGATCCCTTTAGAGAGGAGAAAAGGGAAGCTCGGAGTTTCGGAGCGCGGGCGAGAGATTCTTCAGCCGCTTCTCGGTCTTTTTGCCAAAGGCGGGATCATCAAGAAAAAAACGGCTGCTCTCATTGGCGAGGAAGGCCCAGAAGCTGTAATTCCATTGACGCGGAAAGCGGGGAGACTGGGAATTTCGGAACGAGGGCGAGAGATTCTTCAGCCGCTTCTCGGTCTTGAAGAGACGATTCCATCGCTGCTTCGGTCCGCTGCTCAAACTGAAGGTTTGATTCGATTAAGTCCCGAGGCGACTGCTGCTCTTGGTGCAAGATCAAGACCGGCTTCTATGAAAACGGAACAGAAGGTAGATATTAGCGTGACTTTTGAAGGCGATACGATTGACTTTACTGGTAGCGTTCCGATGATCAACGACATAACCACGATTGACAAAGTTTATGAAGATATTTGGTTGCCTGCGAAGCGGCGCAGGATCGAGCGTTTGAAGGAGACGATTGCGGAGGTAATCGAATGAAGATCGGTGGAGCGGATGCTGAGATAGCTTGGGTAGACTTTGGACCAAGTCCGAATTCGGCGGACAGTCTGGATGATACGGAGATCGAAGGGGGTTGGTATCTTGAGCAAACTGATGGGGGTACTTATGTAAGTGCAGGGTACCACGTCTCTCGTTGTGTTTGCTCGAAAATTATCGTACCCCTCGATTCAGTGATTAAGAAAATAAGTCTTTTGATTTCATTAGTTGATGACCCTGATTTGATTTTCGCAAAACTTTGGCTGGATGAGAGTGGGGTACCAGCAGATACTGTAGATCCAGCTTGGACGTCACCCGGTCCTCCACTCTATGGCCCCTTTCCGAAAGCTTGGTACACTTGGGATTTAGATTTCGCTGTAACTACGGGTCCGATTTGGGTTGGGGCTTTATACCGAAGTAACACAGGGGGTAACACGGCGAAGATCTATATGAAAGGATCTGGAGGAACGGGTACTTGGCAGGCGATCTATGGAGGATCGTGGTCATTCTATTCTGGTAGTGAACTAGCCTACAAAGTTCAAACCGATCCTCCGACCCAACTTCAAATCGAACTTGCCGGAACGCCCGGTGATTATGTTGAAACTGGAAAATTTACCAGCGGAGCGGTCGATTTAGGAGACGAGGTTCAGTTGAGTTCTGTGAAATGGACTTCTCAGGAACCAAGTCCGACAGCGATTGATACCGTTCCACCTCCACCTAAGACAATTTCTGTTCGAGCTTCCAATGTCGTCCCGACCATTAAAAAAGGAGGCGGGGCTTGGGCGGATAAGGATGTGCCGGATATAGCAGATCCCGAGTGGGGAGGAACTGCGACCTATGATTTGCTTGCGACGATTTCGGTTGGCGATGCTCCACGCGGAGTTGCATGCGATGAAGCCGTGGGAAAGACCTTCGTTGTAAATCGGACTTCTGATACAGTTTCTGTAATCAGCACCGCTTCAAATTCCGTGGTTGCAACTATCGGAGTAGGAACTAATCCCGAAGGAGTTGCCTGCGATGAAACTGCAGTAAAGGCGTTTGTGGTGAATTCGGGATCGAGTTCTGTATCTGTTATCCATGCGGCTTCGAATACTATTAGTGCCACGATCAGCGTAGGATCTAATCCTCAAGCTGTTGCCTGCGATGAGACCGCAGGGAAGACCTTTGTGGCCGCCAGTGGAGTTGCACCACTCACAGTTTATCCAACTGGGGATTCTTGGACTGATACTCTCAATCCAGGGGGCAATTATGGTGGAGATCCGGAATTAGATGTTGCGAATAATACTCATCTGTCGAGGCAGAAAAACGCATTTATCCGCTTTCCGGTTGGTGAGGGAATAACATCTGCCGTTCTTCGTATATATGCTAACGGAGTTGGAATTGGATCGCATCTGATTTCCATTGGCCGGGTTCTGGCAGATTGGGAGGAATATACTATAACTTGGAATAATCAGCCTGCGGTTGCTGGGTACACATCGTTTTGGGTCAATACGGCAGGATGGTACGAGATAAATTTAACTTCTTTGGCACAGGGATGGAGTGAAGGGACGTATCTGAATTATGGTATTAGACTCTCAACAGGTCCTCCTCTCCAGTACGACCGATGGGCCGAGTTTGATGCTCGCAACGCAGGGAATCCACCAGAGCTAGTTCTTATGTATTTGCCTAAAGTCTCTGTGATCCATACCGCTTCGAACACGATCAGTGCAACAATTTTCGTTGGAACTACTGCTTCGGGAGTTGCATGTGACGAGACAGCGGGAAAGACATTCGTATCGAATTCTGGAGATGATTCTGTGTCGGTGATCCACACACCGTCAAACTCAATCAGCGCTACGATCAGTGTGGGATCTAATCCCCGCGGTGTCGCTTGCGACGAGACCGTAGAGAAAACTTTTGTGGCGAATTATGATGACAATACTGTGTCGGTGATTCACACACCGTCAAATACAGTCAGCGCTACGGTCAATGTAGGATCTAATCCTCGCGATGTAGTTTGTGATGAGGGGGTCGGAAAAACTTTCGTAACCAATAGTGGGAATGATTGTGTTTCAGTAGTTGATAGTTCGAGTAATCTTGTTGTTGGAACGATCAGTATCGGCGACGGTCCTTATGGTATTGATTGCGATGAATCGGCCGGAAAGATATTTGCAGCAAACAACGGAGACGATTCAGTTTCAGTTATTTCAGATGTTGAGGAAATCAATTATACTCTTCCCTTCGCGGAATACGAATCCGGAGGCTACGCAGAAGATAGTGAACGCAAGCGCTACGTTCAATTTCGTGCAACTTTTTGGGGCGATACGACTTGATTTTGAGGATTGAGTTTTCAAATTCTCAAGAAAGGGAGGATCAGATGAGAGACCGAACGGGGTTTAGCGAAGAAGTCGCAACCACAGTTCTTAGGTCGAGAGATGATGGACAACACGTTGAAGAGTGCTGTGCGTTTCGGGGAAAGGTCGAGCTTGAGATTCGGCGACAGGATGGTCGGGTTGAGAAGATGGTATTCTCAAATACCATTCAAGCAGCGTTCCTGAACGCTGTCGCAAATGCACTGGGCGGCGGATCGATGGCCGCTGTGGATGCGATGGATTTCTATTACGACGGAGCGTGGGGTCACGCGCAAGCAACTTCCATCGATGGAGGAGGAGCCGGTACCGAGGCTTGGATACGTTGGAAGGCCACATTGACGGCGACGGGAAGCATTTCAGTGACGCCGGTTCGTTTGGGAGTTCTCAATGGATCATGGACGACCACCTACAGCGAGGTTGCGATCACGGCTGTAGCGCTCACGTCAGGAGATTCGCTTATCGTGAAATGGACGATTACCGCCGCAGTATCGTAGTCCGGCCACGGTATTGTAGTCTGAGGAGATCGAGGATGTGGCTGCACAGACTCCAGAGTTACGATCATTCTATTTTCAGGCTCAGCTTGTTGTAGAGATTGAGGAGTCTGTGCAGTTTTCCGAGGAGGTGTATCGACCTCAGTACTTTGAAGAAATCGAAGAATCTGTACTGCTTTCCGAGGAAATAAATGTACTGTATGCAGGGATTGAAGAGTCAATTATATTCTCGGAGGAGATCGATCTTACCGCAGATAATAGTCGTGATATTGATGAGACCATCCTGTTTTCTGAGGAAGTTTCGCTGACAACTGGTTTTACTCCGCGCCTGCTTACTTTTTATTTTCAAGCGAAGTTTGAGATAGCAATTGAGGAATCCGTATGGTTTTCTGAGGAAGTAAATCCACTCCTCGCGGCTGTTTCTGAATCGGTTTTCTTTTCCGAAGAGATCATTGCCAACAAAATTCCCCGTATTGATGAGACTGTCCTGTTTTCTGAGGAAGTCGAAGCAATATGTACAAAGACACCGAGACTGTTATCGTTTTGGTTCTTTGGAACTGAAGCTCTTCAGATTGAAACGATCTACTTCCCTGAAGATTTAGAAATCTGGACTGATGGAGTTCTCCTGATTTCCGAATCAATCGTATTCGGAGAAGCGGTTGAACGCGAGCTGCCGAGGGAAATTTTCGAAGAAGTTCTTTTGAGCGAAAGTCTTGAGGTTCAGGTCGTAGGACTGACCATTGAAGAAGAATTTGTTTTTTCCGAAGACATTTTTCCTCCCGAGATTGTTAAAATTATCGAGGAATCGGTTTCTTTTACTGAAGACGTTGTTCATATTCCATCACTTCTTCGAGAAACCATTGAATTTGAAGAACTTTTAGTTCGTCAAATTATACCTTCCCCGATCGAAGAACAGGTTCTCTTTTCAGAAGAGCTTGAGCTAAGACAAACAATCTCAGAGACAATTGTTTTCTCTGAGGGAGTTTACCCGAGTCAAGTCGGACCGATCCCCGAATCGGTATATTTACAAGAATCTATAACATTAGATATTGTCCAGTCAACCTCTGATCAATTTTATCTTCATGAGGAAGTAAAGCTTCAGATTCTGAGAATTTGCAATGAGCAAATTTTTTTCTCAGAAAGCGTTGAATCAGCGTATGGTATCCAAGAGTCAATCTTCTTTTCCGAAGAGATTTATCAAAGTCGACTCAGCCTTGATGAAACATTCAATCTTACTGAACAGGTTCAGCGCGGTATTCCTGTAAATCTTTCAGAATCAATTTACTTTGAAGAAGAGGTTGTTCGGCAGGTTGAAATCAGCGAAGCGATTGTCTTTACGGAAGAACTCTGGAACAATCTCCGATTGATTGATGAAGAGATTGTCTTTTCTGAAGTTCTCCTAAGAGAAATTCATATTTGGATCGGTCCTCATAAAACCCAAGTTGATCTTTTCGAGGATCTGGTTTTCTCCGAAGTAACATCTTTCTCTAAAACCGAAGCGATATCCGAGCAGGTTCTTTTTACCGAAGAAGTTGAATCAATTTTCAAGGAGGGGGTTCCCGGGCCTTCGCCCTTCGCAAGAAAAGCAGTTGCAGCACCGGAGCCACCAGTTGAAGCCGTATCTTATCCTGTTGAGGAAGTACCACCAGTTAAAGCTGTATCTTATCCTGTTGCGAAAGTACCACCAGTTGTTAAACGAGCGTACCCGAGTGCGGAACCGGTACCCCTTGCAAAGCGGGTACCACCAGCAGTCGCAGTACCACAGCCAGTTGTTAAACGAGTGTACCCAAGTGCGAAACCGGCACCTCTTCCAAGACGAGTACCGCCAGCAGTTGCTCCGGAAGTTTTCATGGAGGCCCCGCCGCCACCGAAGGTACAAGTCGAGAGAATGAAAACGAGAACCGTTCGAATGAGAATCACCGACAATGTGTCACGATATAGGGTGAAATAATTGCGACCAGGCGGAACAGATGCGAGCTATCTCAGTCTTATGCGAAAAGAATCCGGTGTCGAGATTATTTCAGATGTCGAGATTTTGAGGGAAGGCTACTGGCCGATTACGCAGGTCGATAGCTCGACTCAATTTCGAGTCGCGGGCGATGCAACCGCGCTATTTGTATCGGGAAATTCAATTCAGTTGTCTACGAAGAAATTTTCCGAGACAGAAGTCATCTTATCAGTTACCTTTTCGACTTCGGAAACAATTTTCGTTTTGTCGAGCGGATCGGTTTCGGCTTCCGATCTCGGGGCCCGCGTTTCAAGAATTTTTCTGGTCTCAGATCGTATCTTGAAAGAGTCGATGGGAGATGTTTCGGAGTCTATCGAGGGCTCAACTCTAAATTTGTTCCAGTCTTCGACTTTCAATTGTAAGTTGGATAATGCGGACAAGTATTTTCTAGACGCAGAATTAAATACCGGGATCCTGTGGAATGGCGCTGAACTTTTGGAATCGACTGCGATAGCCGAAACACAGGTCACTTTCACTAATTGTACTTTGATAGTGAATGTCTTCAAAGGTGGTGTGTTGACCGTTCTGTCGGGAGATGGGAAAAATCGGGAATATCCCATTCTTTCGAATACCTCCGGAGCGGTTGTGGTCGTTGGAACCCTACTTACCGATGGAGCATCGGTTGGCGATGCTTTTCTCGTAAGTTTGGGAGTCTGGTTCAATTTGAAATTCTATGCAGGTTTGAGGGCGGCGGCATGAGCAAATTCTTGCGATACTCAGGAATCATTCAACCCATTGCGATTCAAGATGCTCTCCGTGAGAGAACGATCCAGATCGAGAGTTACGACTTCTTGAAGCGGATGGAACAGTTTCCCGCCGCACTGGTCTCTGAGGAGTTCGGTGCTTTTTTCAGAATCCCCGGTGTCGATCTGAAGGCTTACGTCGAAGGACCGAATAGGCCTGCTACGAGCGTCCGGGAATTCAGCTTCAAATTCCCCTCTACAAAAACGAAGCTCAAATCCCGCCGAGGATCCAAAGCGGAAGAAGGGGAAGCTGGATCGCGTGGGTTGCCTGAAGTATCAGTGGTGAACATAAGTGCAGATACTACGGATGGAATCAAAGTCCTGAAATACAGATCGTGGGGTTGGTTTCAGTGGGATCAGGGCCCCTGGGTCCGGAAGGATTTGGGAGATCAATCTACGATTGCAGCCTGGGATGACTCGACCATCGAATGTTCTTTTGCAGGGTTTACGCAAGACGATAATATCGAAGTTTTTCTGATTATCGGTCAGTCAGTTATCAAGCGTGGTGGAATTGAGATCATCTTCGACAGTGGGAATCCTGTCTATCTGGGTGCTCCGTTCACCTTCATCATCCGGGAGGATGTGGGAGGAACGCTCTACGACATCTCGCAGAGTTGTATGGTTCAGCAGCAAGAATCCGAAACAGCGCTTGGAGCCTCAACGGATACTCTTTATATCAGTGCTGTTGAGAAGTTTCGGGGGATCACCTTCGAGTTCGATGAATTTCTAACCGGAGCAACTCTGACCTTCGAGTACTCTCAGGGATCCTTCGCGGCTTGGGGCGACCTCAGTAGCTATATGACGGACGGAACGAGCGATTTTAGTCAGGACGGGACCATAACGATCACTCCACCGTTTAACTGGACCAAGGCCGGACAAAAGGTCGGTGAGGACGGCGGAGATGACATCGTTGTCGAGAGATTTTGGCTGAAGATCACAGTCTCAGCTTGGGGAAGCGGAACCGCAAAAATCAGATATTTGACGAGACGGTATTTAGCAGTTGGTCAAGACGGAGATGCGATTGAGATCGGAGTCAATTTCGAGCAAATCGAGGAGACGGATGACGAGAGGGTAACTGAAGACGTAATCATTCGACCGAGTGATTCGGATTCCTCGGTTTTTGTACCGGCGACTTGGAAAAAAAATCTCCCGGTTGAACTCCTTCTTGGAAGTGGATCCGGGTCAGATCCTTCATCTTCGCTATTGGCCGCCTCGGGCTTCTCTGCAAGTTGTCGAGAGGTCGAACAACTGAGCTATACGACTTCGAAACCACAATTCTCCATCTGGGGAATTCCTCCTTATCCAGCGTACCCGGGTGAAGCTCGTTGTCTTTGTGAAGGCGAGGATCTCGGTAGCGCCGGACGTGTGATTTTGATTGGAATCGGGAAAGAGGTCTGGAAAGTTACCGAACACACGGGATTTGAATTTGTCTTCAAACTCCGGGATTATTATTCTACGAGCTTGAGTAAGCCATTTGACGTTGAAATTCGGAGAATGGATTACGATGACGCTTACAATGCCGTCTTCGGAGTGGCATGGAAGCGATATAACAACACCGAATATCGGCCAGTTACCGATGTCCAGGCTGATGCGAAAAAGGGGAGATGTACCCCGGCGATTCTCTTTCGCTACGACTTTGATACCGGTGTTTTGGAACAACAGGTGATTGGAGAGCCCATCGCAGAATGGGAGACCGCGGAGTCTCGTTTCCTCTCCGGCGAGGTTTTTCATCGTAATGGAACAGGAAATCAGAATGGGTGGCCCTGGTGGGAGATTGGTGGCACTCCTCAGCACGAGACGACGGGAGGAGAAATGATCGCTGTCCCTGAACCGGGGCACTATTCTTCGATCATGTATCCAATTTTTGTCGGACAAATCAATCGTCACGTCTCCTTGCGCCGAGCGACAAAGTTGATTGAAACGCACGTTTTATACTGGGGCGATCAGTATGACATCGAGCGTTTTCAGTACGGTGACTTAGTGGCGGGCGAAGATGAATTTGCTCATGGTCGGTTTGCTCTTACTTCTCCGGGGTTTTATTATCGGGTAGTTTGGACTGGAGCACTTGAAACGTCTACGATTGACGATGTGCACCTCCGTTTCACTTTTGGACAACCGGGCGTCGTAGTTTGGAGTCCGTATTATCGTAGCTATATCTATCACGATTTTGATTCCAGTCAAACTCTGGGTGAGCAGAATTACATTGCGGAGGCGGACTACTCGGCTTCCGCATGGAGTCTTGATCGGTACTTTGATCTGGACACCCAAGATCGACAGATCTGCTGCGGCGCATTGAAAGAGAATTCCGGAACTCCCACTGCCCCAGAAATAATCTATGGGTCGATGGTGTGGAATGATACAAATGTCTCCTTCGTACCTCAGAAGTCCGATGCTTATGTGACCCGCCATAATCTGAGAACCGGCGCGGGGGCAACCATCTTTCATTCCGCGTCCTCCTCAGTAAGTGGTACGATGTCGGGTCAGGAAGAAACTTGTACTCCGATTGGTCTGGGATATGACCCCGATCAGGATGTGATTCATCTGACCTTTTTTGATCGGGACACTCTTCGCTATCACTATGCGGTCTTCGAGGATACTCCGGCCGGCGCAAAGTATTCGATTCAAACTGGATCCAATTTCAGTTTTGACTGGTATCGTCCAATCAAATGTTTTACCTTCCACGACGGGAAGATGTATGCCGTCTGTACCGATGATCGATTTCAGATTGAAGATGCCTTCCTGATCGAAATTACGTGGAGTAGCCCCGACATTACGATCCGAAAAATTGGTGTGCTCCGCTCCGGTGATTACTCAGCCGAATCTTTGGTCTGGGTTGGAGACATTCTCTATGGGCTCTCGAAGCCCTCTGGGACGATGTGGTCTTACGGAACGAGTTGGGTTCCGAGGGTGCAACTCGCTGATTTTGGGGATGATAATTGTCGGCAGGCTGCAACGAAGCTCAGTCAAGCTGCAAATGCGATTCTTAGAGTAGATCCTGATCGAGTTGCGATTGTTGAAAAGCGGGAGACTGTTCCTGGTAGTTCTTCAACGCTAGAAGATGAGTTGGTCGAGGTGAAGCCCGAAAAAACATGGAAGTTTATTTACGATGGTTGCGCGGTGAGTTGGTCTTTTCAGGAATTAAAGGGTACCGAGTCTTGGGGTTTGACAGGACGTAATCAGAGAGTTCTGAAGATCTCTAATCCACTTGTTCAGGATCGGCATTTTGCAGAGAAGTTGGCGGAGATTTACGGGAAATACTTCTTCAAGGAGCGGACTCTGCTTCCGATCACCGCGAAATATCTTCCGCATTTCGAGCGAGAAGATCTTCTGAAAATTATTTCGAAAGGAGTTGATCCAAGTAAGAGTCGAAGTATCGTCTCCTTTCGATTACGTAACTCAAACGGGCAAACAGAAATGGGGTTAGTCGAGCAATGAATCTGGTCGTAGGTGGAACGGGCCCGTGCGTCTTTTATCTTGCGAGCACGGAAGTATTTATTACAAATTGGAATTTCGAAGTCAACCTGACTGATTGGACGGGAAAGCCCGCTGCGGGCAATATCGCCCGAATCGAAGATGTTTTAACGTTCTGGGGCGAGTACTCGATGAAGGTCGATGCGAGCAGTGATCTGAATGCCTATGCCCTTACGACAGTCGAGACTTCGGCAGAGCTTTGGGGAAGGTCATTTATCCTGGAGTTTGCAATCCGCACCGATGTCGACCGGGATATTAAAATCTTGATCAAGGACGTTGATGATTACCAAACGTTCAATCAAACATTTACTGCCGAGAGCGGGAAGTTCACACATTATTTCTATTACTTCGTCTTTCTGCCGTTGGGCAGTCCTGTGATTGGGCCAACTGAAATTGAAGTTCGACTCTACGGAACCGATACTATGCTCGGGCTTTCGTATTTTGATAACGTAAATCTCTATGAGGTCACGGAGAAAATAAATCTTCGAGTTCCGGAGGTTTTTGAGTCTGTTTTTGGGAAGGAGTTGGAAGCACGATTTGAACTTTTATCGGGTCGAACTCAGGAATATCTCCGAGGATGGCGCTTCCAAGCGAGTATGGCTTACGAGTATTTGACAAAAGTAGAAGAAGAGAAGCGCACGAGGATCTCGGACAGTGACCTAATGGTCTTCCAGCCGCACGACGACAACGAGTTCATGGTGGTTTCCAGGTGGAACGGAGATTTTGCGAGAACCTATTTCGGTGATATTTATGTGGGGCATACGGGAAGTATCAACTTAATCGGAGCGCATCTTCTAAACAAATCTCCAGTTTAGAAAAGAAAGGAGCAACCACAATGTCGGAAGGCGAAGTTGCGAAGAGAGATGACAATCGGGTCCCCGTAGAACTTCTCCTCGACCCGGATGGAAAACCCCGGCAGCGGCGGGGATCAATTTTCGGCGGGGGACTTACCCGGGTCGACGCAAACGAGCATTACCGGGCGTACCATATCAGCCTCGATGCGAACGTGCCCTGGGCCAATGCGGTACATATCGACGTTGGAACAGATCTTCAGGCGAGGTACGGCGCTGATGGGCGAATCAGAGCGCAGGCAGGTTTCATTATCACGGACCAGGATATCCAGGTTCGTTTCAATGGATTGACCGAAGACGAGATTCGAATTGACGTGACGACTTGGGGCAAAATCTTTGAGCTTTCAGTAGGTGATCTCGGAGTCTACGATATTTATCTTGCGAATTACCTACCGAGCGGTGCTGCGCCGGCAGCGGCCGTTTTTATCTTTGTTTCAGGATAGGAGGAACTGATGCCGCGTACAAGGGATGTCCCGGATTCCAGAACTATGTCTGAAGAGATTCAACTTTTCAATGCTGGTTTCAGAACCGGAAAAGGAAAGCAGTCCGCAGTTCTGGTGAAACGATTTCGGGGTCTTGGCGATGTCTTGCAGGTTTTACCTGCTTTGAAGGCATTGAAGGGAAAGTACGGACCGAAGACGAAACTGGTCTTCGGGACTTCACCAATCTTCTTTCCGTTGCTTCGACGATTCGATTTCATCGACCGTTTGGTGAATGAAAAGCAGGCCGAGGTGAAAGGACGATACGACCTGGTAGTCGATCTCCAGAACAAAGTTGATTTTCTTCCAATCTGCTGCGAAGCACCGAGGCAAGATCTCTTTGCGAGATTACTGGAGCTAAATCCTCAATGTTACTGTCCGCGGTTCGACTTTCCGATTTTGAAGAGCGAAATTGTAAAGGCAAGAACAATTCTGCAAAGGGCAGGTTGGCGAGGTGAAAAGTTGTTCGGTTTACACCTGATGGCATATTCCGCTATTCGAACCTGGCCCGTGGAACGCAATCTTGAATTGGTTGAGCGGTTATCGGACCGAGAGGGATGGAAGATTTTGATTTTGGAGAGTCATGCAGTCCGAGAGCAATTTCGGAAATTCGATCACGTAATTGTGCCTGACAAGACCGCCTTGATCGATCTGTTGGGGTTGCTCTCGTTTTGTGAGTATCTCGTTTGTCCAGATTCGGGCATTATGCACCTGGCAGGCCTTCTCCAAATTCCTTCGGTCGCCTTATTCGGACCGATCCCACCGGAGTTTCGGATCGGGTACTATCCCAAAACTACCGGTCTCAGTTTAAGAGTTGACTGCAATCCATGTTGGGACTGGCAGACGCATGCTTGTCATAAGCGGCCTCATTATCGCCAGTGTCTCAAGAAGATCACCGTTGAAATGGTGATTAACACATTGGAGGATATTGGATGTTTCTGACAGCTCGAGTACTGTTCCTGAACGAAGAGGACTATATCTGGTACGTTCTAAAGTCGATGTACGATGCTGTCGATGCAATTGTGATCGTCGAAGGATGTATCGGAGAGTACGGAAGGATTGAGGGTTTTTATTCCAAATCCGGACTCTCGATAGATCGTAGCTCCGAGGAGATTGAACGATTCATCGCCAACGACGATCCGGATGGAAAGGTTTGGAATTACAAATACGGTTTTGCGAAAAACTACGCGGAATTGGCAAACCATGCAGTGGATCTTTTTCCACGAGAGACCACTCATTTCCTCAACGTAGATGCGGATGAATGTTACAAGGCGTTGGACATTTTGCGAGTTCGGCAGATGTTCTCGGATCATCCGAGATTGTGTGGCGTTGCTGTGGATCGGATCCATTTTTATCTGGACTTCTGGACTCGCCGGATTTCAAAGAAAATGGGCAAATTGGAACCGACTGGCGGAACGATGTTCAGAAAGTTCTATCCAGGAGAGTACTATCCCGAGAAAAGCGCTGAACACAATCCTTACTTCGAGGGCGAACCTCTGATAAATTGGTGGCTACCTTGGATTGCTCAAGATGACATCGAAACAGGAATCAAAGATGCACAGGAACAAGGGCTCGATGGAATTACATTGCGAAAGCGGGTAATTCCACAGTATCATTACGGGTGGGTTCGGAAACGTGAAAAGATGATCGAGCGGGTTCTTCAGACGTATCGCAGATCTGATGCGTATTCCGGGCTGAATGTTCGGGCTGAATCTTCGGATCAGGAGCTAACCGAGTTCATCGAAACGTATAATCCGATCTGGACGGGGATCTTGCCCGATGAAGATGTTCTTCAAAAATTTCCTCCATCGAAGGTCAATCGGATCCGATGCGACCAAATCTTGTGGGAGGCAGTGGGAGAGCATCCGCTTCCAATGAAAGATCATCCCTTCTTCGGCATGCAGAGGAGGGACTTCGGATGGCTTTGAAACTTACAGCATTGATGATTGTAATAAATGAAGAGGATTGGGTCTGGTGGTCGCTGAGATCGATCTACGATGTAGTGGATCATATCGTCATAGTGGAAGGTGTGGCTAAAGATAAATGGAAGGAATTTGGTTCTTTCGATCGGTTTGGATTGTCACTTGATAATACGGAGGGAGAGATTGAGAGGTTTATCGAAGAATACGATTCGGAAGGTAAGATTAAGTATATCCAGGCTGGATTCCAGCCGACGATTGGAACGCTGAGAGAGCTTGCTTTACGGGAGTGCCCGAAGGATACGGATTATATTTTAGTGGCAGATGCGGATCATCTGTATGATGAGTCGCAACTTCAGCAGGTTAAGAGTCTCTGTGAACAGTATCCAAACATTCGAGTCGTCTATTCCGATCAATTGATCTTCTTTCTGGATATGCACCATGTTCTCCAGATCAATGAAGAATACAAGCGGCCGTATGGTCATCATTTGGCGTGTCTCTTCTACCGATACGATGAGCGATTGAGATATAAGGGGGAGATTTCTTTTTTCGATAACCAGTTTGAACCGGAGGGCTGGTTGCATCCGATCCTCGAGGTTCGCCCCGATCAGTTGGAAGGAACGAAAGATGATGTCGCAGTATATCCGCCGATGTTTCAGTTCTGGCATTTTGGATGGGTTGGGCGTAGAATGGCGATAGAGGCGCATCTGCTGAAGACGACTTGGTCGAGAGTGCTCAGGTTGCAATGGCTTCTGAAACACGATCCAGAGAAAGTCACGGATACGGACCGAAACTATTGGATGCCATTTATAGATATGAGTGCCGAGGAGATCTTGGATTATCACCGATTGTATCACAAGATCTGGACAGGTATTTTCGATGACAAAGTTGGAGAGCGAGTTGTTCCGTATTTAGGTAAGTATCCGATGGATCAGATGCTTCGCAGTCATCCATTTTTTGGAAAGAGTAAGCATTGGTTTGGACTGGAAGAAGGACTATAAAGGAAAGTTTAAGAGCGCTATCCATCAAAATAAGGATTGAAATAAGAGTTCGTATCCCGCTGTCGATTACATCGCAGTAGTTTAAGAACGCTATCCATTAAAACAAGGATTGAAACATCGTTCACTGGCAGCATCAGGAGATGATATAGTGAAAATTGGTTGTCACATGCTTACTCTCAATGACCAGCCTTATGTTTACTGGGCCTTAAAATCATCATATCCGGCAGTCGATTACATCGCCGTTGTTGAGGGTGCGATCACGCACGATGTTTTCCATAATAAGTACGACCACGTTCCTGCAACAAGTGAGGGGCTATCGTTGGATAATACTGGCGAGGAAGTCCAAAGGTTCATTGCCAATGACGATCCCGAAGGGAAGGTGCATTATGAACAAGTTGGCTTTGTGCACAGTTGGGAGGATCTTCGGAACAAAGCGCACTCGATGTTGCCCGAGGATACCGACATCGAACTCATTCAGGATGGGGATTGTCTCTTTAAGCCAAGAAATATTCTGAAGGCAAAAAAAGTCTTAAAGACATATCCCCAAGTTTATGAAGTGGCGGAATACTGTTGGTCATTTATCTGGGACTTCCGGCACGTCCTACATACTGGAATAGAACGAAAGGATTATTGGCGTTGGTGTTTTTTCAGGTATAACCCGACGATGTATTTTGAAAGAGAACGAACAATTTGGTTCGGTGACGGGAGTACCAGTGAACGAACCAAGATTGACTGGATTGATTTTTTGCGTCTTCGTGAATATGAGTACGGAGATCAGAAATACATTGTTTACAGTCCCGACTTGCTGGACGTATTCCACTTTGGAAATGTCCAGTTGAAGGAGCGAATGGAAGTTCAGCTCATGCGGAAGTTTTTCGCTCCACAGACGATGGAGAAGAACCGTCTCGTACTTCCTGATCGGCGACGGGAGACGCTGATGGACTGGCTGAGGATGTACCACAAATTCTATACCAAGGTCTTAGATACCGATGTTGAACATGTGGATGAGTTCAAGGGATCGTATCCTCTCGATGGGCTGATTCAGAAACATCCTTATTTCGATAAACCGGAAGAGTGGTTCAGACACGAGGACCCCGAGGGTGATCAGAGGTCTCCTTTCTACGATTTGAAATGGTGGGACTGAATTGTTGAAGAGGTACCCGCATGTCGAAAGATCTGGGAGTAAGTGATCGAGCGAAGTCGATATTAGATATTCAAAAGAAAGTCTTGCGGGACTTGAATCGTTTAAGTAAACTGGTCGAAGTATTAAGCGAAGAGGAGCTTCAAGAAGTCGAAACTGAAATGCAGGAATTTCTTCGAGAGGCGCAAGTAAGACTCTGGTCACTGCAAGGAAAGCTCTGGGGTATATAATTTTAAATGAGGCTTAAACTGGACATCGGAGGAGGCGCACGGCGGAATGAGTGGGTTGTAATCGATCTTGACCGATCGCTCCGACCCGATGTCGTAGCCGATGCGCAATTTCTTCCATTTCAGGATACAGTTGCCGATGAACTCTGGGCGTCCCATATTCTGGAGCATTTTCGTCAGGAGTCTTCGATTGTTATCCTTCAAGAGTGGAATCGTGTACTGAAGGCAGAAGGCAAAATTACGGTCTATGTTCCCAATGCTCTTGAGGCCTTCCATCGTTGGACTCATGGAGAATGTGAGTACGAGTGGCTTAACATAGTGATTTTTGGATATGATCCCGATGCCAGTCCCTTTATGGCGCACAAATGTATGTTCTGGCGAGGGTCCCTAAGAAATTTGTTGAATCGAGCAGATTTTGTATCTCTCGAATATCTCGTAGCGCGAGGCGAAGCAAGGGGAACGTGGGAAGAATTCGGATACAGAGGAGTTAAGAGCAGAGAAAGGACATACTGAAATGGTTCAGCGAATACTGGCGCTGAGTCCACATACCGACGATTGCGAATTCGGTTGTGGTGGTAGTCTGGCTCGATTTCTCGCTGAAGATAAAGAAGTCTTCTATGTGGCTTTCTCATCTGCCGAGAAATCTGTTCCACCCGAGTTGCCAAAAGGGATTCTCCGAGAGGAAGTTAAAAAGGCAACCGCTGCGCTTGGGATTACAAGAGAGAATCTGATTCTTTTCGATTACGAAGTCCGGGATTTCCCTGCTCATCGTCAAAGTATTCTCGAAGATATGATCGAACTGAGAGACGTAATCGAACCGGATTTGGTCTTTCTGCCCTCGGCAGATGATACACATCAGGATCATCAGGTTATTGCAGCCGAAGGATTCCGCGCCTTCAAGAAATCAACTCTTCTTGGATACGAAATTCCCTGGAACAACTTATCCTTCAGGACAGAATGTTTCATCTTTCTGGAGGAGCAATTCATCGAGTTGAAGATCCGAGCGTTGAAATGCTACTTCTCACAGTTGGGAAGGGATTACATCAATGAAGATTTTATCCGGAGTCTCGTTCGCGCACGAGGTGGTCAGATCGGGACTCAATACGCGGAGGCCTTCAATGCAATTCACTGGATTATCCGATAGAAATTTGAAGTACTATACAGACCGGTTCAGGAAACTTGGTGATTCTCCAGAGACTTTCTGGAATAGCCAGGAGTCGCAAGAGGTAAGATTCCGAGCGCTGACTCGGATCGGAGATCTCGATACTAGATCGATTTTGGACGTTGGATGTGGAACGGGAGATTTTCTCAAATTTCTGATCGAAGAAGAGTATCAGATCGCTCGGTACTTGGGTTGCGATCTCGTTGAAGCGGCGATTCAAATTGCCCGAAAGAAACACCCATGCCATAGCTTTTTGATATTCGACGTGCGCGGGCTGAATTTCGATGACCAATTTGATTTCGTCTTTGGATCGGGATTGTTTGCCTTAGATGAAAAAGACTGGCATGCTAGGGTGATTGAGATTGTGACAAAGATGTACGCCCTCTGTCGGATTGGGGTCGGGGTAAATTTTCTGAGCAAGTTCGGGCTGGGCCGGGACCTCGATTCCTTTTATTCGGATCCAGGCGAGATATTCACACTTCTTACAAAAGAGATTTCTCCGCGAGGGGCCTTTTTAGATCACACCTACAAAGAAAATGACTTCACGATCTTTCTTTATCGGCCGGATTTCACCAAGTATCCCCAAGCTCTTGAAACCAATCGAAGAAGGTCCTGAGAGGAGGTACTGATGAGTTGCACCGTCGCCATACACCAGCCCAACTTTGCTCCCTGGCTCGGCTATTTTTACAAGATGGCACACTGCGATATCTTCGTCTTTCTGGACGATGTTCCATTTTCAAAGGGTAGCTTCACCAATCGTTGCAGCATCTGGACGCCGAGGGGACCCCAATGGCTCACCGTTCCCATTCGGACGAAGGGGCGCTCCGGGCAGAAGATTCAGAGTGTCGAGATAGTGAATACTCCGTGGCGACCGAAAATGGTGCGGACGCTTCAGCAGAATTATGGCAAGGCGGAGTACTTTGAGCGTTGGTTTCCGGTCATCGAGTGCGTACTACGAAGGCCTTACGAAAAGCTCTGTGATCTGAACATAGAGTTGATTCAGGTTCTTGCGAGAGTGTTCGGAATCGGATCTGAGTTCATCCTTGCTTCCGATTTGAAAGTTCAAGCGACGAAAGAGAACAGGATCATTGAAATCTTGAGAGCTGTCGGAGGCAGTGAATATCTCTCGGGTAACGGAGCGAGGAGTTATCAAATCGCTGAGAATTTCGAGGATTCCGGATTTCGCCTGACGTATTCGAGCTTTCAACAATTCGAGTACCCTCAACTCGGAAATGAGTTCATCCCCGGGTTGTCCATTCTTGATCTATTTTTTAATTGTGGTACAGACAGCATCCGGTATCTCAAAAGAGGGACAAATGAAGCTCACAGTTCAGATGGTGGTGATTAACGAAGAGGATTACGTTTACTTCGCGCTGAAGTCGATCTATGATGTGGTCGAAGAGATCGTCATCGTGGAGGGCGCCGCCCGAAATCGATATGGAAGAGAGGCAATCGAGCAAGGGTTTTTAACCGAAGAAGGTCTCTCAACCGACGGTACACAGGCGGAGATTCAACGCATGCTCGATGAAGACGCAGATCATAAGATCAAGTACATCCGGTACGGTTGGCAGCAATCGGTAAATGACTTGCGAAGACATTGCCATCAGAATGTCAGTTCGAATACAGATTATTGTTTAATCTTGGATTCGGACGCGGTGTATCGACCAAGAGAGATCCAATGTCTCCGGAATCTGGTAATCGGATATCCTTCAATCTGGATGATCGCGGCGAAAGAGTTGATGTTTTTCCTCGATTTGAATCATATCCTCACAGTCGGAGAAGATTATCTTCAGATGTGTAACTATATCGACTCCGGGCTTTTTTGGAAATATCTCCCCGACATTGAGATTCTTGGACAACGACCTTATCGACTTGGCCAGAAAATGGAATTGGGTCTTCGGCGTACTCGATTCCAAGAATTAAAAACGCTTGACAAGAAAGGCGAAAAACTATATCTTTTCGAGCCGGCCGGTCTCTTTGATATTCTACACTTCGGATGGGTGCATACTCCGGAGAAAATGGAACGACATATTCTGCGATGGGCGCATGCGACTCGAAACCTGGTTGCACGAGGCGGTGGCGACGAAAGAATGAAGCGATGGTGTGCACCGATCCTTGAATCGAACGACGGAGAAATCATGGAGTACTATCAAACGTATCATAAAATCTGGACTGGAATTTACGATGAGTCGGTCGAAGAACATCTCGAAAAATTTACTGGGACTTATCCTGTGGTTATGTTGGAGCATCCGTACTATGGAAAGAGTGCTGAGGAATTGGGATGGTAACGCTTGCCGATCTGGGACCGAGAGCGAAAGAGCATCGTCCGCGCTGGACGAGAGATGAAATTGCTTTAGATTACGGAATCTGGGAAGATGATCGCGTACTGGATATTGGATGCGGTCCGGGTGCTCCTCGGGTTCAGCTTACTGAATCGGCATTCCCCCGGGCGGATGTACTGGTCGATATGAATCCTGATCTGATTCCGGTATATCAAGGTCGGAAGTTTTTGCTGTCCGGAGTTGAGGCGCTGCCCTTCAGGAGCGAAAGCTTTGATTTTATCTGGTGTTCTCATATCCTTGAACATATTCTCGATCCAAAAGCGGCCTGCGAAGAATTGATGCGAATCGGTGCACGTGGCCGGATCAAGACGCCATCGCCTTTCAAAGAGATGCTTCATCCTCTACCATACCACTACTGGTTGGTTTCTTTTTATACGAATACTTTGGTTTTTGAAAAGAAGCCGACTTTCCTTTCTTCTGCATTATGGAACGAAGTAATCGATAGTTCTGCCGTGAAGGCCTGGAAGGATTATGTTCTATTCGCAAATGCAAAAAAAAGCCGTGTTAATCTTCCTCACCGATTCCGGGAGACTGTTTTCGATTGGGTAGGTGAATTCCGAGTAGAAGTATATCAATGAAAGAAGGATTCCGATGGAGCATAAACTGAAGGTATTATTCGATGCTGGCGGGTTGTGGCAGTTTGTTCCAAAGAGATTTAAGGCAATCATGTCGCAACGGTTTAGCTGTAATTTTCTTGACCGTGAGCATCCACGAGATTATGTCCAAAGGAGCTTGGCGAAATGGGCGGATGTAATTTTTGTGGATTGGGGATTGGCGTGGGCGCAGTTTTATCTGGAGAATTTTCCAGAGAAGCGGATTATTGTACGAACGCATCGCGGCGATGTCTGGCATGAGAATTCACCGTTCTACTATTGGGAGAATGCCTCCGCAGTTCTGTTCATGAGTAATCATTACAGGAATCTTTTCCTTGAGAATTGTGTTGCAAATGTTCTGGATGATATGCAGGAACGATGTATAACTGTACCCAGATTGGTAGATGAACAGCACTGGCGGTTTTTGAATGATTTCATAAATCAGCGTGACTATGGTCGGAGATTAGGTATGTTGGGCCGGTGTATTCCACGGAAACGAGTTGTCGAATTTGCTAAATTGCTCGATGGGCCATTAGCAATGGAATATCCAATATCTAATCGTTGGACGGAAGCGAATTGTCTTTCACCGAATTTTTCGTTGAGCTTGCTTGGTTTTGAGGAAAATGATCGAACACACTTTCCAGATTACATTGCTGAACTTGAGTCTGTAGTTCGATCTTCGGATCGTATCCAGGTTCTTGACCATGTGAGTGGAGATGCGGTTATAAAGTGGTTTGCTGATATTGATTTTGTAATCAGTTTCTCTGAGGATGAAAGTTGGCACGCTGCAATTACGGAAGGAATGCTCTGCGGGTGCGTGCCGGTGATATTTAATTGGCCAGGTGCGGATGAGATGCACCCAGTGGAGTGCATTTTTCAAGACGATGTGGAGTTGGTGAATTATTTGAAAAAGCAATCCCCGCCATTGAGGTATGTGGATGGGTATGGGTGGTTGCCCAAAGTCCAAAAAAAGCGAATTAGTAGATCTGCGTGGGCGCGTACATGGTGCTTGGAACGTTACAGCCTGGAAGACGTAACAGATCTATATGCCGATATTATCAAGGGAGATGAAGTTCCATTAGATCTGAATCCGCAGGATATTATCCCATTTCGGAAAAGTCAGCAACGATGAAAAACTATATTGCAAAAAAATGCCTTGCTTTTTCAGACGTTTTACGTTATTTTCTATTCTTGGAATCTGGGAAAACGATCCGAGATGATCGAGTATTAGAGCAACTTGTTCGTAGTCAATGCTTCCACAATAGACAGGTGAATCCCTTTGGAGTCTGGACGCTTGGCTACAAGACCGATAGGAGAAATGAGCAGATTGTCGAATGGGTCGAGATCAGTCTGTCTACGAAGGAACTCTGCGTGACCGCCGTGGATCCGATTTGGAATCCGCTCTTGAGAAAGTGGAATGGGAATCTTCGAGATTGTAGCAAACGGATTACTCATGGGACCGGTTCAATTCACCCAGAGAAACAAAAGATTACGGTTGTGCAGAAATTTTCTGAGAAGTTGAACGGAGAATTCGAAGTCATTGATGGCTTTCACCGGTCTATGCTGATGCTCAGCGAAGGAACCGAGAAGATAGATGCAATTGTTGGTTTAACCGAAGCGACTTATTTTTGAGGAGGAGAAAAATGCCTGAGCTGATCGAAGTCCATTGTCCCTTACACGACCATCGAACGAAGTCCGAATTTCTGTTCGAATGCCCGCCGAACAACTGGGCTCAGGAACAGCCATTAAAAGTCGAGCGGTGCGAAGAATGCGGGCTGCTTTTTTTCAACCCGAACATCTCCGCGGCGGATCGAAAGGCGTATCATAAAAAAGAGTACTACATCGCCGATCCCAAAGGGTGCATCGGGTACCCGAATTACATCGAGGAAGATCACCTCGGAGCGAAGATTTACTTCGGGAAGCTTACTCTCTCTTGGTTCAATAGACGTTGGAAAGACAAAACCCGGAAGCCCTGTTCGTTGATCGATTTCGGGTGCGCCACCGGGCACATGAGCAAACCGTATTTCGATCGGGGATGGAGAGTCGTTGGAATCGAGTTCTCTAAGTGGGCAGTGGATTGGGGCAGAGAGCATTTGGGCCTGGAACTCCGGTGTCAGGACATGGACGAACTCGTTCTGGACAATGAAGAGATTTTCGATTGTGTGCTGCTCTGGGATAGTCTGGAACATTCGCAGCATCCTCGGAAATTGCTTCGGAAGATCTTTACGCACAGTTCGGAAAATATGCTCATGATTATCCAAATGCCGGATACTGCGAAGTACGGAGATGATCCTCTGCATCCCTTCTGGTCGTTGTACCAGCATTGTTTCCACTACGATCATTCCACGCTGAATCTTTTGCTGAAGTTGGAGGGGTTTAAGACATCCCGGAAACTCCCATCGTCGCAGATGGATGAGATGTTGGTCATTGCCGAAAAGATAAAGGAGTAGGCTATGATTCAAAAATGGACCGTTGATCAGTTTGGAGTTGCAGTCGCTGGCGTTTTGACGAAATTCAAGGATCATATCTTCGACCTTGATCCAGATTTGGTCCAGCTTCCATTGCACCTGAATAGTCCCTCTCCCGAAGATTGTGCAGCAGTCATCGATTCGGACACGAGGCTGATCGGTAAGTTCATTCTGCCGGTGGGCGTGAACAACGTTCCCCACGCGGCCTTCAAGGAAGTGTTGGAGAAATATCGGGGCCTCATTCGGATTTGGGATTTCGGAGGAGAGCCAGAGACTCGTCCCGATCAGCCAGGGTGCCGGTTCTCGGGGGACGAGGAGGAATTCGTTCGTCAGGTTCGGACGTTCTACGAGATGGGCAAAAAGATCGATCCTGAAAACGTAATCGGAGGCTGCGGGTGGATTACTCCGACGTTCAATGGCAGCTTTGGGAATGAGGATCGAAGTCAGTTTTTCGAGAACTGTTTTGCACTTGGGATTGGACAGGTGCTAGACTTTATCAGCCTGAATTTCTATACTTACGGATACGGAGGAACAAAGAATATCCTTCAGGGGATTTCGAAAGTCAATGAGATTCTCGCCTGGTACCGCGTTGAGAAACCTGTCGTCGTCGCAGAATGCGGAGTTCCCTGTACCGGAGATCCAAAATTCCTTCACATTATCCAGACCCCAGAGCGTCAGGCGATTTCTCTCGTCAAACAACACGTGCTTTTCAATTCGGTCGGGATCGATTACGCGATCTGGTTTGCCCTGAAACATCTGGGGTGGGGTCTGTTAGACACGAGAGGGAAGCCGAGGCCGTCTTATTATGCGATGCGAACGATCAAGGATTTCTTGAAGGGAGCGATCTTCAAAACGCAGATGAAAGCGTATCCCAGTCGAACAGTCGAGGAACGTTGGTGCACCGACAAGATCAACTGGTTCGTTTTCGAAAGAGATGACAAGGAGATCCACGTAATCTGGACTACGGAAAGACTGGAGATGGATCGAGAGTTTCCATTTAAGGACGTTTCTGTTTTCGGTGTAATTGGGCAACCGATTGATGTATCGGGAGGATCGATTCGATTGACCGACTCGCCTCTCTATTTTATTGCGGACCCGGGCGAGCTTCATTCGTATAATTTCCTGCTTCTCTGATCGGGGGTGAACGAATATGGCAGCGATAGTTGAGGCTACAATCGACGTAGGAGGTGGTCCTTACGGAGTAGGTTGTGATGAGACTGCTGAAAAAACTTTCGTTGCGAATTATGGTGATGATACAATCTCCGTCATTCATACACCATCGAATACCGTGAGCGCAACTATCGGGGTAGGGGCAGGCCCTTACAGAGTCGCTTGCGATGAGGCTGCAGGGAAAACATTCATAACGAATTGGAACGATGATAGTGTCTCAGTAATTCACACGGGATCCGATACGGTAAGCGCAACGATTGGAGTGGGTGTTCAGCCTGCTGGTGTTGCCTGTGATGAGACTGTTGGAAAGACCTTTGTGGTGAATTATGGACCGGATACAGTCTCCGTAATCACCGGGTACAACGGGTGTTAAACTAAGAAAGGACTTTTGAAATTGAACTCGAAAGATCTGACTCAGGAGCCGATTGTCGATATTATTATCCCGTACTGGAATCAGAATGGCCTGACGAAGCAATGTATTCGCAGCATCTTCTCTTACGTCCGGGTACCCTATAAACTGACCTTGATCGATAATGGCAGCGATGTCTTCGATCAAGACCTCTTTGAGATGGAAAGGTCCGGAGTACGGTTCATCCACAACAAGGAGAATCTCGGATTTGTCAAGGCTGTAAATCAAGGCTTGAAAGAATCGGTTGCTCCATTCGCTTGTTTTATGAACAACGATATGGTCGCAACCGAATTTTGTTTCGAGCGGATGTTAGCTCATCTCGAAGCGCATCCTGAAGTCGGCGCAGTGGGACCCTGTTCGAACTTCGTGATGTGGAAACAGGCGGCTCAGTTAGCCGGTGATACTGGAAAACTGACTCCGGAAGAGATCAATGATGCCGCCCAGGAGAATTACGAAAAGTGTAAAGGGCAACTTCTCGATACCAAACTGCTCATTGGGATTTGTGTTCTGATGCGGCGGGAGGTTCTGGAGGAGGTTGGCCTTTTGGATGAAGCCTTCGGAATCGGTTGCAGCGATGACTTTGACTATTCCATTCGAATACGAAAAGCTGGCTGGAGACTCGGAGTCGCCCGAGACGTTTTCATATATCATTACGGACATCAAACCTTCGAGGAATTGAAGAAAGATCCGGAATTTGATTTCGATAAGCAGTTGACCGGTAATCAATCGATATTGAGAGAAAAGTGGGGAGATGAAGAGGTCGATGATCTTTTTGAGGAAGACAACAGCTTGGGTTTCTGCCTGATTGTGAAGGATGAAGAGAAGACCTTGCCAAGATGTTTAGAAAATTTGAAAGAAGTCGCGGATGAAATTGTAATCGTGGATACCGGCTCGACCGACCGAACGAAGGAAGTTGCAAGGGAATACACCGATAAGATCTTCGACTACGAGTGGGGTGACGATTTTTCCGCTGCGAGGAACTTTGCATTTTCTAAAGCCGAATCGGGATGGATTTGCTGGCTTGATGCCGACGATTACGTCCAAAAAGAGCAAGCTGATGCGATTAAGAATCTGACGCTAAATTCCAATGGAACAACCGCCTTTGCTTTCCCGACGCATTGCCTCGGAGACACTGGCGAATTACTTCTGATCAACACTCGAATTCGTCTGGTCAAAAACCGGAGAAGCTATCGCTTTCGCAGTCGTCTGCATGAGACCCTTGATTTAAGGGGAGATGATTTTCAGAAAGTCAATCTTCCTATAATTCATGGCGGACCGGAGATTGCAAAGTTCAAGGATAAAAGTGGACAGCACGATTTCAATATCCGGATTCTCTTGAGGGAAATCGAAGAGAAACCGGAGGATCTCTTTGTGAATTTCAACCTCGCCCGGGCTTACAAGGGAGCGGGTCGAATTCAAGATGCAGAGACCAGGTACAAATTGGTTATGACATTGGATAAGTTTAAGAGCAACTTCAGATACCTGGCGGCTCTGGGCTTAGCCGAGTTGTATCTGGATGAGAAGGAGTACGATGAGGCGATTGATTATGGGTATGAGGCGATCAAATGCACGAATCTGCGAGCTGAGCCGTTTGCGGTTATTGGATTGGCGTACTTCTACAAAAAAGTCTTTCACAAAGCGGCAGCAGCTTTTGAAAATGCGCTTCAGTTGAAGCCGCAATTCGATACTTTCATTCCTTTGGATCTGGGTGTGTACAACTATAAGTCGTGGGTGAATCTCGGTAGCTGTCATTTCAATCTTGGACAACTCGATAAGGCAGAAGAATGCTACGAGAAGGCCTTGAATTACAATCCGCTGTTGGAGGACGCGAGAAGAAATCTGGCTATCGTCCGCGATGCAAAACAAAATCAGAATCTGAAGCTTATACGGTCAGATTCTGAGGAGGTGAGGCAACATGGCAATCGTGGTTGAAGCGACAATAGGAGTTGGAACTTCTCCGCTCTTGCTCGCTTGTGACGAAATACTTGGAAAGGTATTTGTGGCAAATTCAGGTTCGGATAACATATCCGTTATCCATGCTACGTCTAACACTGTTTCAGCCACTATCGGAGTAGGGATTACGCCTACTGGAGTGGCGTGTGATGAAACGGCGGAAAAGACGTTTGTAACGAATCGATCAGGATCGACTACAGATACAGTATCGGTGATTCATACGCCATCGAACACTGTTTCAGCTACCGTAATTGTAGGAAAACATCCCGATGGCGTTGATTGCGACGAGAGTGCCGGGAAGACGTATATTGCACTTCACAGTTGGGCCGCAGTCACCGTTATTCATACTCCCACGAATACGGTTTCTGCGACAATTCTTGTGGGAAGCAGCAACCCTGGAATTGCGTGTGATGAGTCAGCAGGTAAAGTTTTTTCGGTTAGTCGTGATGCGACAGTATCTGTGATTCACACCGCATCAGATACTGTTTCCGCTACAATAAATGTGGGAGTCCAGTCTCACAGAGTTGCTGTTGACGAAAACGCCGGGAAGGCCTTTGTAACAAATCGTGATTCGAATTCGGTCTCTGTGATTCACATCGCATCGAATACTGTTTCAGCCACTATTGGAGTTGGAGTTGAGCCATACGGCGTAGCTTGTGATGAGACTGCCGGAAAAGTATTCGTAGCTAATTCTGGTTCGGACACGGTATCCATTATCCATACCGCGTCGAATACAGTTTCGGCGACTATTGATGTCGGGGATGTCCCTTACGGAGTTATTTGCGATGAGAGTTTAGAGAAAGCTTTTGTGACAAATAATGCTGACGGAACCGTTTCTGTTATCAGCGGATACAATGGATGCTGAAGGAGGATCTGATGGAAGTTATTACCCGAGCTGCGCCGACTCTGAGTGGGAGTTTGCATTTGGGGACGCTCTACAACGCTCTTCTGAATTATGCCTTTGCCAAGCGAGAGGGAGGGTTATTTTATCTTAGATTGGATGGACAGAAGGTGGGCGACCAGCGAAGAAAGATTGGCGATGACCTCATCCGGGATCTCGAAACTTTCGGATTATGTCCGGACAGGATCATTTGGCAGTGCGATAGCAGAGGATGGTACCGACAGCAGATCGAGGAAATCGCAAGCGATCCGAGAGTATATTTCTGCGATTGCACGGCCGGCGATATTTTTGAGCGCACCCGATTTGACCAATCGAACTTGAAGGCTCTGATCCGAGAAGAAAAATATCCCGGTCCTTGCGAGATTCAGCGGATAAAAGTGTTCGACGCCAACCGAGCGGAGACCCGTCGAGACGTGGCGTTGGGCCAAAAGGTACAAGCCAGCACCGAAGCAAAGGGATATGAAGCTCAAAACGTCACAGACGGTTCGGAAAGATCCTGGAAGGCGTATGAAGTCGGTGCGCTGTGCGACCCTCCCCGTGATACTCACTTAACTATCGATCTTGGTCAAGAAGTTTGGGTCGGAGCGGTAGAAGTGCTGTGGAATTTTTACCCGGTGAAATCTTACAGGCTTCGCATTCCAGATGGACTGTGTATCGGGGGACTTGTCTCTATAACCCGAGAAAATAACTTCTGCGTCTCATCGAGAACGAATGGCGCTTACGAGGGCGCCGTCGCCGACCAGCTCTCGTTTGCTCCGGTCAAGACTCGTTTTATTACGCTTGAGGTAAATGAACTGTGCCACGAGATCAAGCGCGAGTACTACTACGACGATCATTGCAGAGATCTACAAAAGAAAGGTAATCTGCGTAACGCTCGAACCGTTCTTAGAGTTCGGTCCGAAGCTCCGCTTGACGTTGCGATTTATTTCAACAGAATTCCGGATCTTTGTTTCACTTCGGCATTAGACGATCAGAAGGCCGGGATCACACACTCGATCAGAGGATCGGACATCGCACCCTTCACAATGTTGGAAAGAGAAGCCGGAAAGCTTATCGGATACGTGGCGAACAATCTCTTTCATGGGATGGTGGTCGATCGCAGACAAGTCAAATTGAGCAAATTCATCGGAAGCCCACCTGCAATTAAAAAACTGGAAAGCGGATCGACTCCAAATGAAGTACTTACGAATCTTGCTCGGAGCGCAGGAATCATTTCGTGGAAATCCGATCTGCTTGGTCTGCCCGATTTAGTCGAGGCAATCGACTTTGAGAGGGCATTTTCCGGACTCGGCCTGAAGCCCAACTTTGAGTACCGCGCCGACTGGTAAAGACCCTGAAAACGATATGCTTTACGGACTCAAAGAAAAACCAGGATGCGTCTTTTGTGAGATCGGAGCTAAAAGAACCCCGGCTACGATATATTTTGAAACCGAATTTGCAATGGCGATCAAGGACATCAAGTCCGATGATATCCTTTTGATTCCGAAGAAACATATCGAATGCACTCCGAAAAATCTGGCGATGGCTGCCAGTCTGCTTTTGCAACTCCCGGTAATGATGAAACTGGACAAATTTGAAGTAGTGACTCATATCGGGTGGCACGTGACTATCAATCATCTGCATATTCGCATTCGAAGGAAAGATAACGTAAAAAAATTTTGGGAATAAAAAAAAGCCCGGGCGGCGATTGCCCGAGCTAATTTTATGGTCCTTCTGTGGACTCAAGAGCGATGATTTGTCCACCAGCCGAGGAAGAAGCATATCAATCCCACAGGCACAATCCGTCATGCATTTATCACGATTCTCCTTCCTTTGTTCGAGTCTTTCCATCCGCTCTCCATCTGGCCAGCCGGCCTACAACCAGGCCAAATAAAAAACAGGCGATCCCATTGCCTACGATCACGAGCCACGAGAAATTACTGATCACTGACTTCTCCTCGATCATTGCAGCGCTTCTACAAAGTTCCAGATTCCCAGAGCGTGTCCCCATGCGATTCTCGGAACAAGTGACCCTTCTTTCAGGGCGATCGCCACGGGATCGTGAGTGATAAACGCCGCTTCCGTCAGAATAGCGGCAGGCTTCGTATTTCGAAGAAATGCCAGCGTATGATTCGAACGAATGCGTCGATTGCGAAAACCAAGAGTCTTTACGAGTGCTACCTGAAGATGTTGCGCGGCCAGATTCCCAATCGCAGATCCGGGATAATACCAGACCTCGGTGCCATTGATCGCTGCATCGATGGCCGGCGTCTCTACACCGACCGATGGCGAAGGCGCATTCAAATGAATCTCGATGGCGAGTTCGATGAACTCCCGCTTATGTTCCGCATTGATGATCTGAATTTTCTCCTCCAGTGAACAGGAGGAAATCGTAACCACCTCAACCGAACTGTACTCGAGCATTGACCAAAGCGTGAATCCGATCTGCTTGACCGCCTCGAATTCAGTCAATCCGGTACTCTTGTTTATCGCACCCGGGTCGTAAAGAAGCTCACCGAATTCGTTGTTTCCGTACCCATGACCAATAGACATTGCAATCCTCATTTTTTCCTCGCTTTCTCTACCAGCTTGTTCCACTCCGCTAACTTCCTATTTGCGATTGCCTTCTTTGACTTGGTGGCGTCGAAGTCTTCCTTCCCCCGCGCGCGTTCAAATCTCTTCCAACAATTCAGACAGGTATTTTCATCCTTCAGATAAACATTTTCCTCCATTTCCTGAACGTCCCAATCCGGAGATTCAGTAGTCGGCCAAGGAGTACACCCCGCTCTCTTGGTTTTTTCGTTGACAATATGAATCTTTGTCTTATCCCACTTACTCTTCCCGGATGTTCTTTTTACGAGGACTTTCATTCGGAAGGCTCCTGTTCTTTTCGGTATTTGTAATCCTTCCAGGCATCAGTGATTGTCTTGTACGTCCTGTAATAATGCAGATTGATGAAGCGTCTAAATGATCTGGTATATTCAGTTCTTGAGTAGAGCATTGGATAAGGAGTCAGACCGTGATCGTTGATGACCTGACACCGGTGAAGATCTTCCTCCATAGTCGTGTCGAAACCGATCAACACGTACACCAGATTGTTGACGGATCGCAGGTGATATTCTTTGAGTAACTTCAATCCCCTGATGATCTTTGGTTCATCTGTTATCCGATCCCAAGCAAAATGAATTCCGGTATAGAAATTCGTTTGCTTGAGCGCTTCCGCTTGCTCGTGATCTACGAGTCTGAGATCGTACCCATTTTCATCGATAACAGTCAGACCGGCGTCCCAGATTTCTTCAAAGGTCTCCCTCCATTGGGGATCGCTGAAAGTGTTGTTGTTCAGAAGACATATCTTTCGAAATCTGGGTTCGTGGAATTCCCAAATCGAATGATGGACCCGGGGATTACGCTGTTTCGGTACGACGCAGAACTTACATCTGCGCGGGCAATACGACCAAGTATAGCCCAGAGAATAATCCATATTCGGGAACAGATCGTAATCGGGTCTTTCCATCTCACAGGGTGATCGATTATACGGACTGATGGCCGGCCCCCCTTCCAGATCACAGTTGTATTTGAGAGATGAAGTAAAAAGCCAGGATCCATAGGAAACATCCGTTGGCCGGAGAGGTTGATTCAGAGCTACCTCATCGCCCTGCTTTTTATGGTAAGTCGAAATCTTCATCAACGCCAGATTATGACGCGGCGCGTCTGTTAGGAGATTGACTTTCATTTGGGACTCACCTTCTGACAACTTTCTTCCTTCTCAAACACCGTCACCGGTTTGATCGCGATAACACCCGATGAGAAGAGATAGGGCTTATCGAAATCCTCTTGAAGATGCAAATCTTGCGCCAGAATATGAAAATGTTCCGAGAGAAGTCTAAACGCATCATCCAAAGCTCTTGCCTGAAAACAGACATCGGCTTTCATTCTAAACTTGATCAACATACGCATCTCCTTCCCACAATGCTTGAGACATCATAACTTTCCAAAATAGCTCTTTTCTTGCCTCAGTTTGACTATAAGGGGGATATCATCGAGCACTCTAATCAACTCTTCGCCGATTCGAAGAACGGGGACGGAACGGTTTCTGGGAAAGGGTAAATCATTCACCTGTTCATAGTAATCGATCTTTCTCAATTTCTTTTCCCCGGAAATCCGTACTTCCATCACGTCATCTTGTTCCATTCCTTCCTCTCTAAAGCTTTCCAATCGCGGCAACCCCGTCTTCTTCTTTGACCTCGAAGATTTCCGAAGTTCTAAGAAGCTCGGGGTCGTAAGTCGCAACTATGATCTGTGGGTACACTTCCCGTAGCTTATCAAGGACTCCCGAAACGTTCAATGAAATCCTGCGGTCCGTCTTGCTCGTTGGCTCATCCCAAAAACAAAACCCGAGATTGCCTTCATTTTTCATCTGATTGTAGTAAAGCAAACCCGCTCGTTGGGCAATCGATACGCCCTGAGTTTCACCTCCGCTCAACTCATTCACATCAAGCTCCACCCCGTTGATCTCGCATTGGATTCCTAAGCTCTCTCGGATCTCGTCCTTTTTTGTCTTCAGCAGTTTTTCCATCACGAACGAAAGTTTGATGTCTTTCCCAGTATTGGCGAAAACAATATCGAGGTATTCCTGAATGATATGTTCAAAAAGATCGAGCTCATTCTTAAGTAACAGCGCCTGGGCCCCTCTTCGGGAAAAGCCTTCTTCAAGAATGCCCCAGATTTCCATCTCGGCGTCAGAGATTAAAATCTCTTTTCCGATCTCTTCGACCTGCCCCTTAATTTGGTGGATCTCTTCGACATTTTGCTCGGCGATAGTCAGGCTTCGCCGAGTGTTCTGAAGCTTTCCTTTCAAAACCGAGTTCGTTTCTTTAGCTTCCGACCACCGTTTTCGGAGTTGATCTAACAACTCCGGGAACTCTCTCGCCTTTGGATCGATCTGGATCTCTGCCGAATCTTCCTTCAATTTCACAATGCGATCGGCCAGTTGTTTTTGTTCTCGCAATAACGATTCGTGAGTTGTTTTCCGAAGCTCAATGGACTGCTTCAATTCTAATAGTTCACGTTCTTTGTCTTCGAGATCAGCGAATCGCTCAAGCTTTCCCAATGTAATCGAAACCGCTCCTTCACGGGCCCGGACAATTTCTCCTGCCGCATCCATTTCTCCGTCGATCCCGTCCAGCGCCTTCGCCAAATCGGGCAGCGCCCGTTTGGCTTCGGCAGCGTCTTTCACGAATGGACAGATCTTCTGGAGGTCCTCGTCGCAGGGAACGTCGTCCAGGGTCGAAATGGCCTTCCGAAGATTTTGGAATATCCCAAACTTCTCAATACGTCTTGACTCGATCCTTCGCAAATTCTGTTCCGCCTCGATGCGTTTATTTTGAAGCTCCTGAAGCTCCTTTTGAAGATCGGCTTTCTCTCTCTTCTCGGTCCTTAACAACTGCAATTGGTGCGGATCGAAGGTCTCCTCGACGTAAGCTTCGATTTCTTTCGTGACTTGATCGAGACGTTTCTGCTCGGTTTCCTGTTCTTTACTCAATCGAGTCAGCGTCTCAAGCTGAAATTGAACTTCGACGAATGCCACCTTCAGGTCGCTACCCTCCTTCGAAATTCTCGCAAGTTCGGCGTTCGACTCGGCGAGAACCAGATCTTGTCGTGCGATGTCCTTCCGGATATCGAGAATCGGGACAGCCTGTTTCCCCGAGATCTCTACGAAGCGATCTTGGACGAAAGAAAGTCTTTGCTTCACCTTTCGGTTTCGATCTTCTTCCATCTGACGCTCTGATTTCGAGGCCTCGTGGAGTGAGTCGAATTCGGCAAAGAGCAGCGGTGAAAGCAACGTTCCGAGGATCTCTCTCCGCTCTTCTTGACTGGCCGTGAGCAGAGACGCTCCTGTCTGAGCGGCAAAGTTAGTGACCAGGAAGACCTCGTAAGGCGGGAAAAGCGGATCCAGAATCTTCTTCGCATCGGAAATCTTCCCGGAGCTAATCTGAACCCATTCCCCTTCCCGATCTTCAGAGATAAAGACTCGATGTTCGGATCCGGTGACGTTCTCACCCTGCATCCAAGTTCGGGCGATCTTTAGTCTTCGTCCACCCTCTCCATTCTCAGCGACCACCGCCTCAATTGAACACTTTCCCCTCCAAGATCGAGATGCCGATTGATAGACATTCGCATCCCTGGAAGGACTTATGCCGTAGATCGCAAGAGGAACCGCTTCGATCAACGAGGTTTTTCCACTTCCCGAATCACCGACAAAAGTTAAGATCGGGACATCCGGGAAGTTGAACTCGGTCTCCGCGTGATTTGCTATCTTTAGAAGCTTGATATTCTCGATACGCAATTTAAGTCTCCTTCATTTCCCAGCGATAGATAGATATCATCCGCTCTTTTCATCGCCAACATTACTGCTGTTCTCGCCAAAACGATTGCATTCTCCCTCGCCGCTCTCTTCCGTCGCCCCCAAGGTTTTTTCATCTTTGCCGTTGAAAGATATATCTCCATTTCCTTATCGACCGCCCTCCACGACTTCGATAGTGCCTCTATCTCCGCCCTTTGTTCTTCCGTAGCATTCTCTATAATGGGGAATTCAAACATAGTCAACCTCTCATGAGTCAGGATAAAGTTTACGCAACTCAACCACAAACTGATTCGCATCCATTCCATCGCCAAAGTAGTAATCGTCCCAGTTCTCAGGCTTCATCTCTAATCCACCGCCTGATCTCCTAAGTCCGGCAATTCCCATATCCCATTGTTCTTGTGCAGGCATTGTGTCCCAAGCATCCCAATTCTTTTCCCCATCGACCCACTGGGGATCGCTAAGAACGGGAACAAAGCCTGCGACCTCTTCGTTTGGAAATGAATTGCAAACGCTGTAACTGGTGACAACCGGAGACGAATCATCTTCCTTCAACAATTTGATCACCGATTCCCAACCCGCATCGCCATGAAAGAATTCAAATGCTCTGCCTTGTCTGATGATGTCAGCGAGCCATCTTCGATTAGGCCCCTCAACGTAGGCATGTATTTCACTCTGAGCGTGTAGCCGGACACCGAGTCGAACTGGATCGGAACCCAAATAATATGTGGTATTCAGTTGCAGAGTGAACAAATTGACTTTCTTTTCTCCGAACATCACCGTACCTTCTGCCAACCGGAAATACAAAGCGGCATCTTCAGCGAAGCAATCTCTTCTTAAAGCGTAATGATCTTCCGGGAAGATATTGCGAAGAATAGATTGTCTTCCTGTGCTTTCATCTGCGAGAAGCCGGAAAACTGCCCAAGTTACATCCGCACAGAAAAGGTTGCCAAAATACGCTCGCTCCGAGCCTCTTACTCCGGCTCTTTTGAGGAGGCCAGTTACACCGCTCTTGTCAATTGAATGAAACCAAATCCTTGACATCTTGGTTTTCCTTTCGTGGAAAGTCAACTTTTCTCAACTGGCTCTTCCATAAATATCTACTTCGGGTGTGTTCTCTTTGCTGCCCCAGAAAGATTGGCCACAAGCACAACACGTCCATATACCTCCGCTATGTTGCCACCGTTGAGAGGAAGGATGCTGACAAATTAACTTCTCGTTGCGCTCTGAACCGTGTACCGCAACTCCTTCATTGGTTATTTGAAGACTGATCTTTAGCATACCAATTTTTCCTTGTTTTGGGGGTAAAAAGGAAGCTTGGAGGGGTCAAGTCAAGCCGCATTGCCACCATCCTGCCCTTGAAAGCCATTTTAGGTGTCAACCCACCACCCGTCCTATTTGAGGGGCTTAAAATCCATTTGGGCATTTCCACGGGACCTCTCGTGTCTTCCCCTTCCATCCGGTTTGTTTGCAATCTCCAAACCCTACTCGGTATGATCCGTTCTCCGACTCCGAATCATTGACAGAAGCTCGGGAATTGCCCGTATACAGTACGCGGCATCCGCTAAGATCTCCATCATCGCACCGTTATCGACAACCAGCGGTTAGTGAAGACCGCGCAGTCTCATTGGCGATTGCGCGATCGTTGTAATTATAGTCCCAGGATGCCCCCCTGGTTTCATACACCTTTCGAAACTTTCGAGTTGCCGTTCATTCGCCACGATCACAGATACGCGCTCTCGTTGAGCCAGCCACGCCAGCATAGTCGTTGTTCCGGTCTGACGAGAAGCCTCAAATGCCCTAAGAAGCATTTGGGGAACGTTCCGACTCGCTATGCGGTGGAGTTCTTCGAACCACTTCTGCTTTTTCCTTTCTTCAGTGCCCTCTCGAAAAAGATTGTCCGACATAGTTGCCCCCTTTCACTACTCTTCGCTTAAAAAATCTCCCCAACTACAATGACATGCTCTGCACCCACATTCACCCTTGCACGGTTTCGGGCATTCCGGTTTACAGGTACAAGCTTCCCAGAATTCGCTCTCAGAAGGATCGAGAAAAGAGTCTTTATAGATTCCCACTGGCGGATACGGATACCGTTTCTTTCCTTCTTCGGTTGGAATACCCATTCCTTCAATCTCCTGATGGAAAATACTTATCGGCCAATTGGCGAACGATGCTGATGTTGTACTCCGATGCCTCGATGTACCATTGCCGATCTTCGGGATCGTAATCACGCTCTGAAGATGAAATCTGAAACTTTAAGTCGGCGATGAAGCCCTTCCAATTGCTGAACTGAAAGTCCGCGTCGGTGAGGCTGAGTATAAGAAAACCGGCGCTCCGATTCCAGAGCATTTGATTCTTTCCTTTGCTTAGAAACCTAATGTCCAGGTTATAGTGACGGTATCCCCAGGATCCACTGAGATCCAGGGCGAAAGCCTCTTCCAGAACATCTTCTTCCGGATCTGTACACCTATCTGTCGGATTTCGGTTCGCTTCGGGACACTGAACTCCACCTTTATCTCCATATGGAATCCATTGTCCGCGATTTCCACACCCACCTTCGTTAATTCGAGTTCGTAGGGGCGTCCACCAATCGACTTCCTCGTCCATAACTTGAATTCTCGATAGCCGCTCAGGAGGATCTCTATGGCTTCGATTTCCTTCTCTACGAGTGCTATACCTTGCCGTAGCTTTGCCTTGCCCTTATAGCACGCGCAATCCAAATAATGGTTGAGACAGGTTTCACAATGCATGCCACTTTCCCTCCCAGTTTCCGATCAAAGGTTGCCGGGTTTGATTCTCTCGGTCGGATCCCATCTGCCTCCAAACCAAACTCCCATCGGTTCTCCTAAAGAACTCAATCTGGTTTCGTCGTCCAGCTAGATTCTTACAGAGCCTGGCGAGCTTAGCCATTCCCGTTTCTCATCCCACTCTTTCGCCTCGACGCGAACAACCATTCTTCCAACCAACTTCCGTCTGACCTCTTCTAGATTCATCGTGGTCTCCTCATTTATCCGATTCCAGATAGGGCCACTCTTTTCCGACTGCCAACCGGCTTTTTTCCTCTTGCTCTTGCTCTTGCTCTTGCTCTTTCTCCTTCCTCAATCGTTCTCGTGCATCCTCAAAGAACGGTTCGGCAAACTTGGAAGTCCACGTCCGCTCATCGAAGCTCCGCTCTGTCAAGGACTTCAGGAAGCCCTCGAAGTCTCCGAAGTAAGAGCCGTAAATGTGATAGCTGTCTGCGATCCAGACGAGTTGCCCGGGTCTGATCACTCGTTCAAGCCCTGCGCTCACACGCTCTGCTATGACACGCTGAAGATCGGTGAAGGCGAATAGATTCATAAAAGCCGCCTTGTACGCATCATTGCTGCGGATATGTACGTTACAAATAAGCTCATCGCCCACGATCCTGAACCAGATCCTCTGGAGACACGGGGCGAACTCATCCTGAGGGTCGCACCAGACTTTCCATGTGACAACTTGAGCCCGTCTGGTATATGGAGCTTCTATAAGCTTCTCAACCACCAGGTCAAGTTGATTGATCGTCCGTGGACGAAGGAGAACGCCGCACTCGCTCTCTTTGTGCAGTGGGAGGTCATACTTCGCCAAGCGCCCGTGGTAAGTATGAGACCAGCCACCTTCAGTACGACTGACCCAGTGGTCGTGTACGCCATAGACCACCTCCTGCCGGTAGGTTTCCAGATCTTCCAATCCCCCTGGGAATGCTCGATGGATTCGAGGTTCCTTCCGGGGCTCCCTCACCACCATAATCATCGTGCAGTCCCGGCTCGGTGGATCTCCTTCCTTATCGTATTCTGTCCGAATGGCCGCACCTTCCTCCCAACATGCGATCACCGACCGCTCCCACACCTCCGGGAGTGTCGACCCGACAATTTTCAATACAGGAATGCCGCTATCGATTGGAGTAGATTTCATCAATCTTTCCTCCTACTATGTTGTCCTTCGGTGAATGTTTAACTCGAATGCTCAGACAGTCATTATGAAAGGCTGACCTTCACAAAATTCTTGAATCTCCCTAACAGCGTCCATCGCTGTCGGGAAGGCATCTTTCATCGGATACTGTTCCCGGTTCCATCCTTCGCGCACTTTAGCCCGGGCGAAGACATCATTGATTTGCGGAGTACTGTCAACGAAGACTCTCATTCCCCTCTTTGGCAGATAATCGGGCGTCACCTTATCGTAATGCCAATGGACATGTTGCATATCTCCACCGCACTTCGAGCAGGGAATCATAAACGGTGTTACCCCATCCCGGGCGTTCCAGAGAGTCTCCTCGCATCCGTACCTCCCGCATTTGTACCTCATCAGACAAAATGCTTCCGCATGGTTGTATTCCATCGCCCCCATCTCCTCAATTATTGTTCGGTCGCTCCGGCAAAAGTTGCCAGTGAGAAATCTCGTTATTACGCAGGATTCCAGCATCGAATAGCCATTCGTCATCGTTCACAAACTTTCCCGCTCTGAATTTACCTACGCCACTAAACTTCTCAATGTACATGAAAACCCCCGAACCAGGATGCGGCAATCGTCTATTTGTACTGATCCACTTCTTTTTCCCGAGGAGCAGAAAAACGAGGATCGAGAGTACGATTAAGATGAGTGCTAAAGCTAAAGCCCACCATTCTGTATGACTCATCACAGATCCTTTCTATTCATCGGATGACACCGACTTAACCATCTTCCAGAGCGACTTCATCGATCTCCAAAGCTGATCGCCCGCGAGTTGAGAAATCGGCATGACATCTACACCCTCCCCCGATACTTTTACGATGAAGTACGTTGTCTTATGGTCAATAGCAAATTCAGCGAAAATCTCCCTCAATTGTTCGATGGGAAGGGGAGGATCTGATTCTATGGATTCTGTTGTAGTCGATGCAACTTGGCCGTCTTCAGTTCCGAACGGAAAGATGATTTTATTCATTACCTTCTTCTCCAACGCCTTCATCTGCATAATGTCCGTACTCTGGACTCGTATGGACCACGGATTTGTCCTGACCATAACAGATTGGGATAGTCTTCGCCTCGGGAGGCAGAGGAAAAAGTGATATGCGAAGATAAGAAAGTTGCCTCTCTAACATCTTGACGAGTACTCTATTCCAAGTCCCACCTGGTAGAGATCGCAAAGCCTCTACGATTTTCTCAGCATCACGGTCATATAACTCCGCGTGTTCTTTTAACTCCTTGAAATCGGGAAGTTCACCAGCGATCAGAATGGAAACGTCTGGAATTATCTGATTTCCGATCGAGCCCGCTTTATATATGGGGACTTCCTTTACGTTTTCCATAAACTTTTCCTTTCCCATTTGTAATCGAGGATTTGACCCGAAGTGGAGATAGAGCAGGTCCGAGGAGGGCCCTCACAAAACGGCCGGAAGATGACCACGATGCTCGACAAATTAGCTCGTCTGGACATTCCATTCGAACTGAAGTGTAATCTGTTCTTCACAAATCTGATTTCATCGGATCTCATAACGCAATTATGCCACATCACAGTATCGGTTGATTTACCGGAGATCAGGGCTACGACGAGTCCACCCTTCCGAGTCGTTAGATAAGCTTTCGCCATCCATTTGACTATATCTTTGTCATACGGCGGATTCAGCCAAATAATTTCCTCTGACCAATCCCGTCTCAAGCCATCTTCTTTCTTGGTAAAGAACCTCTGGCATTTCGTATTCTCTGGGGTGGCACAGACATCCAAAGTGAAATGGAATTCCCGATCCAGAGTCTCAAAGAAATCTTGCGGGGTTTCCCATTCGGTGGTCGATGTTCTCTTACTTCTGATCTTTGGCATCGTAAGCACAATCAATTTTACCTTTCGCAAGCTCCCACCAACCTGCCTTGATTGGGGAGGATGAACATTTGGCAAGGGCAATCTCGATCTCCCTTAATTCCCAGGGATGGAGGTGTCGCGTAGTCTCACAGTGTTCGCACTTATACAAGCCCGCATCCTTCCAATTCCCATCTCGTGTCGGACACAATTCGGTCCGCATCAATCTAAAACGATGTTTTCTCATTCTGCCTGCTCTTCAGGATACTCACCAATAACAGCCTGATACCACGCTTGACCCTGTTTGGCCCAGAGGAGGAGACGTCGCTCAGCTTCAGCAATCGCATCCTCCAGGACAGTGGTATTGAGCCAATAACCCTTGCCGCCAAACCCAAAAGTCCAACCATCCGCCGTAAACATCCCAAACCCATAAGGATGAGATCGGACAATGAACTCATATCCGCCACAGATATGAGCAGTGGCCGTGACCATCGTTGGAAGTTTGGGGTTCACAACTTCATACTCCACCTCATAGGTGAAGACTGAGACGATCCTCGTTGGGTTTTCCATCAAATTCCTTCTCATAGTCTTCTCTTTTATTAAATTGCTACCTTCAAATCCAGAGCAAGCCGACCCCAGACTTTTTTGATCCTGTGAGTGGCAATCTTACAGTACACTTTGCTGACATCACAAGCAATCCACCGCCGCTTCAACTTCTCGGCCTCTAAAGCGGTCGTACCGGAACCTACCATCGGATCAAAGACCAAATCACCCGGATTCGACCAGCTTCGGATATGATCGCGGGCAAGGGCTTCAGGGAAAATCGCCGGGTGTTCGTATGCAATCTCATCTTTGGTCGTAAAACCGTACCCTGAATTGATCTGCCAGATGTTAAATCGGATGCCGAATTTCTTGTACGGAACTTTGTTATCTCTTTTGTCGAGTGTCCCATCCCTGTTCCGAAAGGAAGTTCGCCCCCAGGATCCCGGCCATTTGTTCGGCCGATCCATCAGAAGATTTACAGTCTTTGGCTTCCCCCTGCTGAAGATGAACATAAACTCAAAAACCTGATGATACCGAATAAACTCAGGGTGAGTCGGCCCATTCTTCTGGTAAATCATTGTGTCGTGTAATTTGAAACCGAGATCCATAAAGTAAAGAGCCTGCCGAAAGCTTACTCCAGATTCCGATCCATCGATAATCTCGTCACCCACGACCCATACGACGACGCCTCCGGGAGCGGTGATCCTATAGAGTTCTTTTACAATTTTCCCGAAGTTGAAGGAATAACCATGATATTCTCTGAGCTTCCCATACGGAGGCGATGTGACAGTTAGATCAACCAATCCGGTTGCCATTTCAGTCATTATCGATAAGCAATCGTCGCAGTAAAGTCGACCCAAATTAGTTTGAAAGAATTGATTCACCTTCCCGATCCCTCTCTACCAACCCTGATTGTGAAATCCCATCGGTCACGAATCTCGTGCGGAAATTTTTTCCAATCGATGGTCCGTCTGAGAAATTTCGTCCAGATGTAGTTTAAGATTTTTCGATAAGACCATCGCCATCTTTGAGGAACAAGGACCTCTCGATAAGTGCAAAAAGGATCGGAAATCCAGATTTCCCCAACATCGGCAAATTGCCCAAGCATTTCTCTACAAGCTACCTCCGACAATTCGTTGAATGAAGTACGACCATGAGGCAGAGAGAAATCTCTTCTCCATGGTGCCAAACGAATCACTTCGTACTGAATTTTCGATGTGGCAACTTCAGCATTAGCATCCTCGAAAGAGATAGCCGGAATCTCATAATGGGCGATTTTGATGATATGCTCTCGGCAGTTATTAACCTTTCCATAGAAAATTCTATCGAGATCTGGAAGCACCCAAACGAATTCTTTCGAGGAACCAATAAGCCTAACTTCTGAAGGGCATTTTATCCTTCCTCTTACCCAGGTCAGCAGGACAAGATTCAGCTTATGCAGAACGATTTGAATCATCTCTCTTTCCCCTTCCCGATGGTATTTTTCCGAAGATCTCCGGCTCGTGTCAAAACGATCTTTTGCTTTTCGGGTTTAACGCCTTTGATTTTGAGCCACTCTCCCAAAATCGCAATCGGAGAATCTTCGAGAGTGATCTGATCAGATCCCCTTTTAACAGATCTCTTTTTCTGTTTCGTCTCGAAATGCAAAGAAAGAAGCTCTTTTTCCTTTGCCATCCTCCGAAGAATCTGCGTATCCTCGGACCCGAAATGCGAATCCAGGATAATTCTCAGATTCCATTGTCCGGCCGGAAGCTCAAGCTCTTTAAGGGCCTCGGCAACTTCAAGAAGTCGTCCCGGGAAACGAACGGTTTTGAACCTTGGTGCAATGATGTCAACCGTCTGGACTCCCTTTTCAGAATCCCAAAGAAGATAACCTGCAGGATTCCCCTCATCGCCAAACGTCCTTTGGAAGAGAGCGCCGGTGTACCCCGCGAAGACGACTTCTGGATAGCCCTTTCGAGGATCGAAAAATACTCGACGATGGATTCCTCCGAAGAAGTAATACTTTGCGCCGGACTCCAGGAAATTTCCAATCGAGAAATCCGAAGGTCGATACATCCGATAATCGCTTGAAACTTTGACGTTCCGCAAGAAGCCGTGATAGAAGACTGCATTATGGTCCGAGCTCAGGGCTTTCAAATCCTTCACGGTCGAAGGCAAGAACATACAGGACTCGTGATACAAATCTATCCCGGTGACGGATTCGATAACCTTGCAGCCCCGAAGCTCGGAGAAATAAATCAGCGGCGTCGCACGAAAGGGATTCGACATCTCATGGTCGCCCAGGATAAAGTAGATTGGGACCGAGTCTCGCCGGATAGGTTCTAAACTCTCGATCAGGAACCGAAACAGTTCCGGTGAGCAACTCTGCGAATCCAAAAAATCTCCAAGGAAGACTAAAAAATCTACCGGAAGGCCGGCAATATGCAACATCAAATCCTGAAAGATTGTTCGGTGGATGTCGCTTGTCCGATTGCTGAAATGCGTATCGCTGATGATTGCCACTCTCATGAGACTTCCCCCGGTTTGCGAACTAAATCCGCAACTTTTTTTCTCAGATTGTCAAGGGAATCTCTTCGAAGATCTGCGAGCCAGGCCGAAGCGACCTGTTTCCATCCTTCATCGGGATCGGCGATCTTGAATCCGAGTCGGATCCCTGCGACAAGATTATCCGTGCCGGAAAGCGTGTCGTAGTACCGGCATGCGGCTTCCAACAGTTCCTCCTGGCTGGCTGTCATCACGTCCTCGACAGTCACGATCCTCGTCTTCCG